TTGTTCACGAGGTTGGCTTGCAATCAAATTGCGGTACATCGCTTCATATATTGCAGTGCGACCGCTTGCGAGCTCGTTGTACAGTATGACTGATAGATCATCTGCGCCTTCAGCATCAAGTCCATCGCCTCCATTGCTGTGGCCATCAACACCCGCAACAAGATCTTCTGCAACTATAGTGCAGTATTCCCACAGCGGACGCCAGTACCAAACATTGTTGCGAAAGTACTCGCCACTTTTAGATTTTGGCTCTTTGCCAAATACATCCATACCCATGCTTGTGTCCTTTGTCATTTGAAGCAGGCCACCTGTTGACCCGCGCCATTATCTTACTTTCCTTAGAAATTACCTGAAGCCGGGTGATTTCTCTTTGACCGCAACATATCTATGTCGTCACGGCCGACCTGAACAGTGTCCATTAGGTTAGCCCACGCCAATTCTCTGCGAAGACCGCGCTCCACTGCTGTTAGTGCTTCATGAGACGCGCTGTAGCTCGCTGTAGCGAGGCAGAGTGCCATAAAGGCTTGGACTACCGCAACGAGTGCTAGAAACGTAATCACTTACGTCCCCTGGTCATTGAGATTCCCGCAATCAAAAATACTGCAATCGCCCAGGCTACCGCACTAATTGAATTGTATAAGTCAATATGAATTTCCATGATCTCTCCTTGTTGTTGTTGTGAATTACATAATACTTGGTGGTCTGGCCAATTTTGTGACTAACCACCGCGTCTGGATCTAATATACTTTCCTTAGAAAGTACTCCAGCTTACCCGCAAACCCTTATTACGCCTCGCAATCGTGTCCGTAGGCTGCTTCAGCTGCATCTTGCTCGCTGGTTAGATCAAACACTCGCCCGCATTCAACGCACTGGGTCATTGTCTGCATTTCCATGCTCTGTCTCCTCTTGTTGTTGGTATAGACATAATACTTTCTTGAGTTCTGGGCCTAGCCCCTATCGCCCGGATACCCGGACGATAAGGGTTTGGCGCGCTTGTGGCGCTTGGTTGGCCCAGTACTGATTACACTTCGTCTTGCTCCCACCGAAGACGATGAGTTTTCGCGACTGATCGTAGACTTCGTGTGCTCTGGTTGATGGCTTCATGATTTGGTCCCTTCGTCGTGGTGATGAGATCATTATAAAGTCCTGAGTTCTTACAACTAACCCACTACTCCCACAGACCAGTCTTGCGGTTTCCCACCAATGGGTACTCAAAGTTAAGGTACCCCACTTCAAAGTCACCCGCAAAGCGATTGGTTGAGATGACTGTCGTCATATCAATACCGCAACGCTTGAGGTCATTGAAGAATGATGAGACAAGATGTGAGTACATCACTCGCTGACGGATCATTTGTCCATCGTGAAACTGAACGATGCTCTTGTTCATTGCGTTGTCCTTTCGTTAGGTTGACGAGACCATTGTACGATCCTGAGTTTGCCAGCCAGCCCGCATAAGCAGGCCAGCCGGCAACTCGTTACTTAGTTGAATTGCTTGGTAACCGGGTTGAATTCAAATGGATCGTACTCGTTTGCCGACTTGCTTGGCATCAAACCAGTCAATGTCCATTCAAATGACTCTTTGCTCTCACGAAGTACTTCGGCAAGCTCTTGAACTTCTTCCCGCATGTCTGTGATCTTGCGGCTCAGTTCGTAGATACGTGCCTCGGCGGCCTTCGGGTTGTTTGCGTACTTCTTTTTCATGTTGTCCTTTCGGTTAGGTTGACGATGCTACTTTACTGTCTCGAGAACGCTTCCCGCAGCTGCCTCAATGAACTCTTTCAGCACTTGAATGTGCTCATCGCTAAGTCCCTGCGTCTCGCCATCCGCATCTGGTGTCCCAGTCAATACAACCGTACCTACGATGTAGTCGGTTTCTTGGCCAAATGACATGTCCCAAAAGACTTGAGCAATTGGATTGTGCTCGAGTCTAATCATCTTGCCTTCTTCGTTGACCCAAAGCGAGAGGATGTTGCTGAGGTCAATTGCTTGTACCCAGCCTCCAACCGCAGTCTGCAACACGCTGAGCTCGTCAGGCTTTGAGAAGTCAATTACTTCAACCTCGCCTGCCGGCGTAATCTTAATTCCTTGCTTCACTTTGTCTCCTTTGTCGTTGGTGAGTTCATTATATGTTCCGAAGTTTTGTCAGGCGAGCGCGTGGGGGACGCGCGTCGCTGACGGATTGATCTGGTTATCTGGTAATCGTGATGAGATTATAGACGTCGAAGTCGTCGTTTGAAATCGTCGCGATATCGTTGGTCGTTAGATCGTTCGCGAGAAAATATTCGTACGCGTCGTACGCGCAGGAATCGTTATCGAGATTGATCGTGTATTTTCCGGATGGAACGCTGATCGTGTAGGTTTTCATGAGATTATTATACGTTCCCTAGTTTTACCCGCAAGGGTTGGTAGGGTAGGGCTTGCGCCCTATCCCATGCGCCTCGCTTCGGCCATTGCCTCGGCATGGACCGCGCCGGAGCTCACTTCGCCTACCCACACCGCATACTCGCTCGAGTTCAGGGTTTCACGTGCTTCGGCGAGTTCGGCCTCTGTCGCATCCAATTCAAGCGTTGGTGGGTTGTCGCCGTGCTTTGCGAGGTATCCCCATTCAATTACCACCATCATTCTCTCCTTCGTCGTTGGTTGTGAGTACATATTACTGTCTCGAGTTTACTACCGCGCTAGGACGTGAGTTTGTTGATGCGCGTGCGAAGACGTGCGGCGGCTAACTCGGGACTGTAAAATATAATCGTTATACCAACCCAATACGAAAGCGAAAAACATGGCACAATACTCCATCAGCATCGACTATAACGACGAACCATACGAAACCGGCCTAACGCTCGACGAACTAATCGCCCTCTACCTTCCAGCCGGCGTCAGCTTCGTTCGTTACGCCTGGCGTAACCCGCACCAGCCAAACGACGTCACGATTATCGTAAACGCGAACGACGAAACCGATCTAAACGAACTCTGCGATTACGCCGGCGTAAACGATCCCGACGAACTCGAGCGCGTTTTATAACGCGAACGCGATCCTCAAACGAACTAACCCGGGCGTCTTACAGCGTCCGGGCTTTTTCGTGCGCATTTTCAGCTGCAAAAAACTAGGGTAAGTATAATAATAAACATGAAAACCTACACAACACTTACATATGTAAACCACCACGACGAAGTGCATTGCGTACAATGCGCAAGCAACTCAACCGAATTCCTTATCCCCGCGCCTTACACGTACAACCCGCAAACCGACGCTTACGACCTATTTTGCCTCCTCTGCGACACGCAAATTCACGAAACCTTATAAACTTTACAAACCACGCAAACACGAACCAGCCCGGCGCTCATCGCGACCGGGCTTTTTCGCGTCCCGAATTACATCGGGAACGCTCGCTTGATATTCATCTCCGCGTACCACTCGTTCAGGCCCTTTATTTTTTCTTCAACCGCGCTCAGAATTTCCCCGATCTCTTCGCTCGAGAACTCTCCATCACGAACCAGTTCACGAACCAGCCCACCGTAAACCAGATCAGCTTCGCGATCCGCGCCTTCAATCGTTTCAACGATCTCACACGCCTTATCGTCTAATCTCTCGTCCATCGTATTCCTTTCGTCGTAGTGATAGGATCATTATACGATCCGGAGTTTTCCCAGCACTGGCAGTCTACGGCTGATCGCGCAGCCAAACAGCTGCCATCAGCGTAAGCGCCGACAGTAGTACTAGCAAGTCCACCCGCGCTCCTTTTTTCGTTGTGAGTACATTATACTTTCCCGATTTTAGCTTTCGGGAAGCATGTCGCAGAGCTCGTCGAGCTGGTTGTCGCGGCACATGCTGGCGAAGTCGGCTTCGGTAAAGTTGCTTGGGAAGTTGAGGGTGAATGTGATGAGGTTGTCGTCGGCGATGTCGTACGTGAAGTTTGAAAATGTTAGGTCGTGTTCGGCGGCGGCGATAAATAGTGGCTCGAGTGCGCCGCGGTCGGAAGCGCTGGTGATTTGCATTGGTTTCATGTTTTGTGCCTTTCGTCGTTGTGTAAGTTTATTATACTCTCCCGAGTTTTTGTCGCGTTACGCGACGCTCACCCAGACTGGTCGGGTATCGGGACGGACGGCGTAGGCGACGAAGCGCCCAGCGATTGCGTGTTCGTGAAGTATTGCGCGCTGTTCGTGTGTGAGCAGGCTGAGAAGAAGGTGGTATGAGTCGTTATGAATAAGGGTGGCTGGTTTATCGGGATTCTGGATTAGTGATGAGTATTCGTTGGTCGATGTCATGTAATCATTATACAATCCCGAGTTTTGTACTCTTGTTGCCCGCGCTACGCATGCGCCGGCATCACGACAATCTGCTCGTCGTATCCCCAAACCGTCTTTCCTGACTCGAGCGTCATGTCAAAGCCTGGTTGACCATTCTTGACATCCGCATACTTCCCAGTCACTACACCCGTACGGAGCACGCCGCCCCAGGTCTCGTAACTAATCGTGTCGCCTATTTTGTAATCCATGTTTTGTCCTTTCGTTGTGAGATCATTTTACGATCCGGAGTTCCTACCCCAGCTCTTTCATCAACCGCGCAACCTCGACGGCAGTCAACTTCTCTTCACGCTTATACACCCGTACCAATTCTTCCATCGCTTCGTACGGGTCGCAGTGCGAGTACTCGTATTTAACCATCTCGAGAATGTCACTCGCCATTTGCTTGATGTCTTTTGTCGTTGTCATGGTCTTATTCTACTTTCCCTAGAGGTCCTCAAGCTCTTTCACGAAGCCGGCGATAACCCATTCTTCGTAATCTTCAACCGCGCGCTCGGTCGCATTGCCGATGATCCTCGCAAGGCCTTTCGCCGTGTCAACCCGCTTGCGCAGGTAGGCTAGGCGCTCGCCGTCATCTTCGTTCTCGATGCTTTCAATCCGCTTGAGGATTGATAGCACTTCGCCGCCGATAGCTGTCTCGAGCCAGGTTAGTTGGGTCAGTGTAAGTTCAACGCTGTACTTTTTCATGTCGTCATTCTACTTTCTTGAGTTTTAGAGTCTTCACCCGCGCCTTGGCGGGCACTCAAGTAATCGGTTGATTACCTGAGACATCATCTGCTTCGTGAGAGCTGGGTCTTCAGCTGTCCGCAACAGCCACATGTTGTTTACTTCCCGCTCGAGTAGCAGCCGCTTTACCAGCTGCCTCTGCGCTGTCGTTGGTCCGTATTCCATGTCACCATTCTACTTTCCTGAGTTCAGTCCCAGCGGGACGGTGGACTGTAGTCCTTGCTCACCGTCTTGCTGCATTGCGGGCATTCCGCCTCCACATCATCGCAACCGCGCTCGTCAACCGTGACATCTGATTCAGTCCACTCGTGATCGCAGTCACTGCAGAAGAAGTCCATGTCTACTTCAATGTCGTTGTACCCCGGGAGGTCTCTTTCATAGCAACCCGGTGGTAAGTTGAATCCTGATCCAAAGCCCATTGTTCTCTCCTTGTGTCGTCGTGTATGAGATCATTATAGGTTCCGGAGAACCTATTCGGCCCACCGCTTGCCTCGGCAGGCTTGCCGTGCGGCGATCCGCTTCTTGTTGGGGACTTGAGTCGCCCGCAGGATATTGCGGTCGGCAAACGCCTGGCGGTCGCCTTCGGTCCATCGTGTATTTGGTTTGGTCGCTGTTTTCATGAGATCATTATACATTCCTGAGTTTACTGCGCCTCGATGTCCTGGCGCAGTACCCGCAACTTCATTGCGAAGATGAGGACATCGTCATCTTCTTTCAGCTGGTCGGTCGCTTTCTCAAGCTCGAGCGCAAACTCATCGCGGAAGATGAGTTCATACTCAAGACAGTAATTGGCCTCGTAGATCGCGTTGAACGTGTCATGGAGGTCAAGTTGGCCTTCGATGCGCTCGATGACATCGAGCTTGGTCTCTTTCGTGTTCATGGGATTCCTTTCGCCGTGGTGTGATCTCATCTTACTTTCCAGAGTTTACCACCCTGTCCTTGCGTACCAGTAGTGGTAGTGGCGGGCGCTCTTGATCCCGCGTCGGATTCCGGCTTTCTTGGTCCAGAAGATTCCGATCTGCACTGCACCGATGAATCGTTTCATTTTGGGTCCTTTCGTCGTGGTGTACGAGATCATTATACATTCCTCAGAACGCTGAGGACGCCACAGCGGAGGTAGCTAACCTCACCGCAAGTTCCCCGTCGGGCGTTGCGAACTTGAACCGTATGTAAGAGGAGGGCGGATGTCGTGAGAGGAGGACGGATACCGTGGTCCCGGGAACCGCGTAGAGCCTTATCTTCTGAACAGAGCCTTATCATTCAGTGACGTCTCGTTCGCAACCTTGCGGCTGCTATGATGTCCTCAACGTGCTGAGGCATGTACTCATTTTACTTTCCGGAGTTTCTACCACTTATGGAAGTTAGTGGCGGTGCGGAATCCGTGACGGATTCCATACGCACGGGAGCATGCGATGAACATTCTCAGTCTCAGAATCATTACTGGTCCTTTCGTCGTGGTGATGAGTTAATTATACTTTCCGGAGTTTCTACCACCGGGTCCTTGGAGCCCAGTAGTAGAAGTGGCGGCCCGTTTTGACGCCGGCGCGGATGCCGTTGGTACGTGCCACCCCAATCCCAATCTTGATTGCGCGGATGATTGCTTTCATTTCGTGTCCCTTCGTCGTGGTGATGAGTACATTTTACTTTCCCGAGATTACGTGCCGCCCTTATCGGGCGGCCACGCGGACCTCGAGATCCTGCCGGACTTGGGGAGCCTGCGCCACCCAGAACTTGTTGCAGTTTTCACGTGAACCTGAGAACCTGATCAACTTGAACTTGCGATCATAAACCTCGTGGGCTCGGGTTGATGGCTTGGTCGTTTTCATCTTTCGTCCTTTCGTCGTAGGTATGAGATCATTATACTTTCCTGAGTTTTAGTTGGATTGCTCCCACAGGTGAAGATCGGCGTTCTCTGGCGCTGGACAGGGTACGTCGTAATCCATCCAATCTTGATACGTGAATCCGCATTTACAGGTTTGATCTGAATCCATATTCAGTCCTTTCGTCGTTTGAACTTGTGAGATCATTATACTTTCCTGAGTTTTTACATCCCCATCTTCTCGTACCACTCACTCAGGATCTTGACCTTTTCTTCCACCTCGTTCAAGATCATTCCGATCTCTTCGTTCGTGAATTTTCCTTCTTGAACCAGTTCACGAACTAACTCGCCGTAAACTTGATTCACGTCAAGATCTGATCCTTCCATGATCTCGCAGATCTCGCTCGCTTTATCGTCTATTCTTTCGTCCATTATTTTCCCTTCGTCGTGGTTACGAGATCATTATACGATCCCGAGTTTTAGTACTGGGTGGATAACTCAGACGCCGCCCAGTGCGACGAGGTTAGAGCAGTGTTATCCAACTGCGATGATCATTATAAGTTCCCGAGTTCAGTCAGCTAGTCGCATGGCCGCTTCCATTGCGTCTTCGTGGTCAGCGCCGCAGTCTACCGCCGCTTCATACTGGGCCTGCCGCCTAGGCGTTAGGGCCTCAAACTCAAGGCGGGCCTTTCGGACCTTCGGGTTACTTGCCTCTCCAAATGCTGTGATCGTCGTCATGCCACTACTTTACATTCCTGAGTTCAGCGACGGCGCGTGTCAGCCGGCGACCATTCCGGCCGATCACGCGTCTCGCTTGCGTGCTAGCGCGCACGACGAAGAACGCGCTAGCAACTGCCCGTCAACAGTTCTTGGGCCTATGGCAGGCCGGGCCGCTCGAAAGCGTGCCCGTCATGCCTTTGCGGCCCTATGGCAGGCCGGGACTTATTCCCAGTCGCCATCATCATCGTCATACGACGGCTCGGCGTAGTAGTCCGCATAGCGGTCTTCCTGCGCCTTGATGATGCTTGCCTCTTCGTTCCAGTGAGCATAGTCACTGATGCTTGGGTTGGTCATTGCTTGGTCCCTTCGTTGTTCGTTGATGAGATCATTATAGGATCCTGAGATCCCGTCAGCCGAAGCCTTACGACTGGGACCCGTAGGCCCAGCCGTAAGTTGCTTTGTAGAAGTCTTCCATCCAGGCCAGTGCGCCCTTCTTGGTGTTCTTCGGGCACCCGTATTCCTGTGCCACTCTGATCAATGAGACCCCCCGTACATATTTCATGCCCGTTTTGATCTCGAGGCGTAGCCCGCCGATCAGTAGGCACATTCGGTAGTGCTCGATGCCTTCCTGCGTGTCAATTGCCATTATTGTCATTGCTTGTCCTTTCGTCGTAGGTTGATGAGATTATTTTACAATCCTGAGAATTAGCAGACCCAGTTGACCGCAATTACTGATGACTTGAAGTCATAGTCATGACTAATTTTAGCCGAGACCATGTTCCAAAAGTCTTCTGCTTGGACTTCAGGTCCATCAACAATTTCAATCTCGGGACCAAACCAACCCGCAAAAGCTGCAGCTGGCTCGAAGTCAAATCCGACAATTTTTCCGTACTTTACTCGAGCGACAAAGCTTCCAGGAATATCTACTCGTGTCATTTCATCTTGGTCCATTGTTGTCCTTTCGTCGTTGGTGAGTACATTATACGTTCCCTAGATCGAGATCCAGAGAACGTAGCCAGAGTCATTGGTCTTGTTGTGGTGTGCGCATGCTTCCACCATCTCACGAGCGCGCTCGAGCGTGAGGCCAGTTCGGTAGACTTCGCTACCACCCGCATCGCCGATCATGACCGTGTATGTCTGTTCCTGTGTGGCTTTCATGTGATGTCCCTTCGTCGTTGTTGAGCTCATTGTACAGTCCTGAGTTTTACACTTCGGCTGGGCGAACCTCAAGAATCTGTGAGTCCAGTCCCCAAAAGCCACTACCGACTTCTGTGGTCATTACAAAGCCTGGCTGACAGCCGTGGCCGACAATTGCATGCTTTGCTGTTATGACACCTATCTTAACTCGTGTGCTTCCAAATGGTGAGTACACGACCGTGTCCCCTACTTTATAGTCCATGCGTTTTGTCCCTTCGTCGTTGGTGTGAGATCATTATATGTTCCTCAGTTCGCCGGGAAGCAACATAGCTGGAGGAGCTACCTCCCTACCCTTCGCCCGTCGGCGGCCTTGAACGATACAACGTGTGCGAGAAGTGGACGGATAACTAAGAGGAGGACGGATGGTCAATCCCGGGATTGATCAGAGCCTTATCGTTATGCAGAGCCTTAACTTGCAGGGACGGGTCGTTCGCAACCAGGTAGTTGCTATGTTGTTTCCCGGCGTACCGGGTATGCTATCATTCTACATTCCGTAGTTTGATGAGCGCCCTGGAACTTTTACCCTGGGCCAGGGCCTTCCATAATCGGAAGGTGTGGGTCGTTCCAACCCGCGAGACTATTTTACTTTCCTGAGATTCAGGTAGATCATTGTGAGAACCGCAAGGCTCGCTCCAATTATCATGAAGCTTACGCTATCAATGAACTCTCCTGAGATAACAATGTCTTGAGCTGCTAACACTTTGTGTCCTTTCGTCGTGATGAGATCATTATACATTCCTGAGTTTGCTACTCCCAGGTTATCCACCCTTCAGGTGTCACGTAGGTTGGAAGGCCCATCTCCTTCAGGTCTTCCCAAGTGTAGCTGCCGCCTGACACTTTGTTGATGTGATTCACGTAGCCAATGTTGGCGAGTGCTTCGTCTGTCATTGCTGTCCTTTCATCGTGGTCGGTTGTACGAGACCATTATAAGTTCCGGAGTTTGCGCTTCAACTCAGGAGAGACTTCATCTGTGATGAATGTCCCGATCTCGACAACAGTGTCGCTTTCGCCTGCGCGCTCGCGATCCGCAAGCCAGTCGGTGGCTGCTTGCTTGAGAGCAACCACGAGGCTGTAGTGCTCCGCATTGAACGTGACTTCAACTGTCTGTAGTTTCATGTGTGTCCTTCCGTCGTGTGTTGAATCATTTTACGTTCCCGAGAACAGAGACTTAGCGAGATGGTTCAGACGCCCCTTTCGGGATTGAGCCTTAGGCAGTCCGTGTGGCCACACGCCACCTCGCATATCTCCGTTCCTCACAGGTGGGAGGACGAGTGTCGGCCTAGTGGTCGCCATGCCACTTTGGTTAGTAAAGCCCCCTGCAGGAGGAATACCGCTCACTCATGACCCGTCCGCGCTGTGCGGCTAGGCTTGCCCTCGCCACCTGTGCGAGATCATTTTACATTCCCGAGTTAGTCCCAGATCCCTGGGTGACCTTCCTCGCGGATCGGTTCAATGTCGCACTCGGCGAGCAGACTTTCGGCCGTTGCGCCTTCGCCGCCATACCACGTGCAGAACCCGTCATTGTCCCACTCGTCGAGCCTGACCGTCACGACTGGCCATCCGCCACCCGGGCCTTCAGCCTGGTCAATTCTTACCCATGCCGATGGGCAAAGCTTTCGCAGGGCCTCAAGGGAATGTGTGAGTGTTGGGTAGTCATCGCTAAATGCGACATCCACTTCGTATGTAAGTTTCATTTTCTTCCTTCCGTCGTTGTGAGATCATTTTACAATCCCGAGTAAAATTTGGAAGGCCGCTACTCATACTTGCGTGCTTGGCAGGGACCAGCCGGTGTCCGGCCAGTATGCTCTTGTGCTTGATGTGTGCTTTGCTTAGCAGGGATTACCCTGTACCTTCCTGGTCGGTGTTACCCGACCAATCCTTGTGAGACTATTTTACAGTCCCGAGTTCTTGGACTTGCCACGGACCTTCGCCCTTCGCAATGCTGTCGCGGACCATGAATCCGTATGTCTGGACACGGTTGTCCATTGGCTTGCCAAATTCCTTTTCAGCGCCGTTGCACTTATAGCCAGGCAGCCAACCATTGACGCACGTCCCGTGCAGTGTTGCTGTTACCCAATACGCATTCTCGAGGTCAGTCTCGTCCCCGCCCAATGTCGTGCAGCGTGCCTTGTACACGCCGGCTGGTACAAGCACTTCGTAGTACCAAGAGGCAGTCTCGCCTGCCGACTTGTGGTACTTCGTTTCTTCTTTGACAGTGAATGTAAGCACTTGATGTCCTTTCGTTGTTTCGTTCATGCCACCATCTTACTTTCCTGAGTTTAGTCTTGGTACAGACCTTCCGCAAGAAGTTCAGCATGCTCAACGAGCGCTGACCAGAAGTCTTCAACTCCCTCTGGATCCTTGCTGTCCTCAATTGGGATTATGAGCCTTGGCATCTCGGCGAGCCAGACGTGTACTGCCATGTCTATGCGCTCGACGCGGAATGGGGTTCCTGTGATCACTGTTTGTCCTTTCGTGTTGGGTTGATGCTGTTACTTTACATTCCGTAGTTTACGGACATGAACGATTTGCGTCACTTGCGTGCTTGCGTAGTTCAAAGCCGCAGTTGTCGCAGATGTCTGATGGGCCGTACGCGCTCGACGGCAGTCTGTCTCGCAGCCGAGTCCCTGACGCTTTCTTCTTTCCGTACCTGTACGCTAGGTATGTAGTTAGTAGTCCCATGCCATCAGTCTACTTTCCCGAGTCTTCTCGTGGGAAGAGTACTCGGATGATCTCTGCCGAAGGTGCTTCTGGAATCTCGTTGACACTGAGCACGTCAATTGATGTCGGCTCAAGAGTCTGTTGGATGAAAGACCATGCCCGTTCAGCAATTTGGTCCTCCATGCCGCTGTTTTCTTCAGTGACACGGAAGACCATGCGGACTTCGTACTCGGTCATGCATCTACCAAGAAGCGCTTGACGCTTTCTTGGAAGAATGACATGCCACCCGTTTCCAAGTTCTTCACGTAGATCGGATACTTTGATCGGCTCGTTGCGATGCCTGCAAATGCGTAGTCAGTCCCGTTGACCGAGAACTTCTTGCCAAGCAAGCCAGCCGGCAATCCGTATGAACTGTGCAATGTCCTGTATGACTGGGCTTCAATTGTTGACTCGTTGATCCCGTTCTCGCCGATAGTTACCGGAGTTGCGTCAACGGTGAGCGAGTACGAGATGCCGTACTTGGTCCGTGACTTGGCTCGAGCCATGCCGTGCCGCGCAAAGATTGCATCGGCCGCAGCGTAGATCTCTTCGCTGATTGCGAGTGCTGTCTTTTTGTCTACTTCCATGATTGTCCTTTCGTGTTGTGTGAGTACATCTTACATTCCTTAGTTCTCATAGAACACGAAGGCATCCATTGCTTGATTCCATGTCTGGTCAAACTCTTGTTCAGATGATTGCCTAAAGCCGAAGTTGTCATTGTGCTCGGAAGCATGAACCAGGACAGCTGCTCGAGCGAGCGCTGTACCGAGCGAGACATACTTTTCTTCCCAAGCATTGGCAACATAGTCGCCCCAAAGAACTTTGAAGCCATCTGTCTCGAGCAAGATGAAGACCTCTGTATTGTCTCCGCGGCTCTGGAATAGCACCTTGTCTGTTTCTTTGATTAGTAAGCTCATAACTTTCCTTCCGTCGTTGTGGTTGATGTAGTCATTATACATTCCTTAGAAGGACGTCCTACTCGCTGTCTAGCGAGTAAGCGTGGACGTAGCCATGACGCTCGTCATGGAGGGTCTCCATCTTGAAGTCAATCAGGATCCGCAGGAACTGAGCGTACGCATCGCTTGGATTGATGAGTCCTCGGTTGAGTTGATTGGATACTTTGGTAATCGCTTCGTGAGCGTCACCGAGTGAGTTTGGATTGTGCTTGAACATTGCTTGTCCTTTCGTCTTGGGTATGTAGTCATTATACATTCCTGAGAATGCTAGTCCTCAATCTCTGAAGCGTCAAACTCAAAGTCGCTGATCTTGATTGCCCTGTCACGGACGAGTTCAGCTGCTACTTCTTCGGCATTCTCTTTACTCGTGGCGTCAACATCCACGCAAGCGTAGATTGATACTCGGTAGTTGGTTGTCATTGTTTCTCCATCGTTGTTCATGGTGTAATTGTATAGTCCCGAGAATTGGCGCGAGCACAGCAGGGACGAAAGGGGTTATACCTGCTGCGCTCGAGCGCCGGGCTAGACGGTGACCAACCGTCCAGGCTTAGACTCATCAACGGTGGGGGCACCCTTGAGAGTCACGTGAATGTCAAACGGCCAGAATACTCGCCCGTCCTCGAGCAGCACGCTTTGCTTGCCTAAAATGAATCCTGGCGAGCAAGGGCACGTGCAACCTGCGTATTGAGACCACGAGAACTTCTCGAGGCTAACCTGCGGGAGGTAAGACGCAAACAGCGGCTTGATGATCTTCTTCCACTCGGTGTGTGGCCGGCGAGTGCGATTCATCATGTCTTCTGCGATGTTGAATGTCTCGTCTGCCCAGACATACATCCGAGGTGCTACTGAGTAGCCACGCTTGTCGTTGTGGTTGTATCGGCGTTCTTTGATTACTACCTCTGCTCCTGGGAGCAGGAACTTCGCTTGATTGGTCATTGCTTGTCCTTTCGTATTGGTTGGTGAGTCCATTATATATTCCGTAGTTTGTGACTGGCTGTACCGGGGTTCGCTTTCCGGCCAGCCAGCCGCAACTTGGGATGGCTTACTTGGCTTGAAGCACCGTGTATGGTGACTCAACCAATGATGCCATGTACGCCTCGGGGAACGCTGTCTTGAGAAGATCACGATCAATCTTGCTCATGTTGCGATGTGAGACCCGGACACGCTCGACTCCATTGATGAAGCCGATGTTGTTGCCCTTGAGTGCTTCACGGATCGCTGTCTCCGCTGCTTGCTTCTTAGCCTCGAGAGCCTTGATGGCTGCCTTGGCTTCGTTGAACTCAACGATCTTGGCTTCCATTGCTGGATCCAAGTCGGTGATGATCTCGATGATCTCGACTTTAGAAGTCGTGGTCACTGTTGATGTGGTCATTGCTTGTCCTTTCGGTATGGGTTGATGTGATCATTATACTTTCCTTAGAAACGGCCCGGCTACTTTGGCTACAACCGACTTGACACGTGGTCCTCTATGTTGCGCGGTTTTGCCGGACCGCTTCGTGGAATCAGTATACTTTCCTTAGAAAGCTAAAGCTACGTGCTCGACATGAGAGTCGGCTGAATGGTAGACCAGTTTAGAGTCTATGCCTTCGCAGAGCTCATTGAGCTTGTCAATGAAGTCTTCGAGCAGCATGTCAGCTGCATCGCCATCCTCGGCTTCAAATTGGTCAAATGTCAGTACTACTGACGCACAGTATTTGTACATCGTTGTCCTTTCGTGTTTGGTTGTTGGAATCAATATACATTCCTTAGAATACAGTGGCGCTTAGTCGAGCTCAGTCTTATCTATGACTCGAGCGTCAGGCTTGCGCCGCTGTATTCTGAGACCATTATAAGTTCCGGAGAACTTACATACAAGGCATAGCACGCCCTGCGACATAGACATAGATCATCCTCTTTCCGAGAATGTCCTTGCCGTAGATCCTGGCGAGCTTGGTTGCTTCTTTCTTGTCTGTCGCTCTGAAGTAACGGACATCCCAAAGGTCAACGCTCGGGTACGGCGCATCTTCTGGAATGAAGGTTGCTTCAAATAGCTTGGTACCTGGTCGGCCATGCAATGCATGCGAGACTAGGTCAAAGGCAGCGAGCACTTCTTCGTGTGTAGGCTTTGTCGTTGTTGTTGTCATGCTGTTATTCTACATTCCTGAGTTCAGCGAGTCAACTGCCTTGCGAAGTGCAGTGTCAATATGAGCATCGTTGTACTCGTCACGATTACTGAGACGGAATCCAAGATCCCATGCACGATGGTATAAGTCCCAGCGATAGCGCATGTCAAGATCATTTGCGCGCAGCTTGCCTTCGGCATGCAATGTGCGGTAGGTCTCGCGGAGGTCCGCTGTGTCAAATGGCCTAATCGTATTGACTAGGTCCTGGTAGTCTTCCTTGGTTACTTTCATGTGTGTGTGTCCTTTCGTTGCGAGTTACTTTACTGTCCTTAGATTCCAGGAAGTGGATCTTGGTCAGGGTTGACGCTTGGGCCATTGCTCAGCTGCCATGCGATTGACATGCGCTCGCTGTCTGGTGCATTCTCGACAATGTCCCACTCGTCAATAGACCAGTTGGATGTGTCAACGATGACCAGGTCGGCGCTGCCATAGCTGCCATCGGCAGCGAAGTAGTGTGTCAAGTTCATGTGTGTCCTTTCGTTGTTGATATGATTACTTTACATTCCTCAGAATGCTGCCCGTCAATATATACCGGGCCTTGCCATGCCGCTTGCCGCTTACGTGTCAGCTGCCCGTCGTTGCGGACCTGCTCCGTCTATGCGAGCCTGACGTGCCCGTGCTTTGTAGTCTTTAATGTACCTATACAAGTACCGTGCGAGTATGAGCAGCGTGCCGATAGTCTCTCCTTTCGTTGTATGGTGATATCTTACAATCCTTAGTTTGACAGCTCCTTGATCGCCGTCTTGATCTTTGCAATGTCAGAGTTTTTTGACGCCATCACGTTGACCGTGAACTTGCGCACGATGCGCTCTGTGAGCCCAGCCTGCTTGGCAACTTTCTCGATGCCAATCGCAATTACTTTCTCGGCCACTTCTTCCATCGTCATCACGGCGTTATCAATGTTTGGTCTGAATGCCATTGTCTGTCCTTTCGGTAGGTTGTGTGTCTAACTATACATTCCTGAGAATGTGCCAGACCAGGGAGGCGGAAAGGACAAGTAACACACGCTCCCTGGCCGGACGACTTAGCCGACGCTCGTTAGAGCTCGAGCGGCCGCTGCACCTATCTCGGTGGCAACCGCTGTCGGCTGACTTGTGTTTGGTAGGAGCACTGCGCTCGTACCATTGGTAATGCTTCGTGCGTGAAGCCCGTTGTCAATTGACAGCCATAGCACGCCGACACCTGACTTACAACATTCGCTGACCCATCGCTTCGCAGCTTGAGACTCAGGTCCTGTGTAACAGCCATCGCTAACAACAACGAGAAGACGAGCGCCTGCTCCGTTGAGCAAGTTGAGTCCGCCGTTGAGTGCTTTGAATGCGCTGTCAAACTTTTCGGTGCCATCGGGCGCCGTGTAGATGTTGACTTCGCTCAGGTGCTGACCGGGCTTCAGTGTTGGGAACACTGCTTCACCGTAGTACACCATCGCTGCACGCCCTTGCACTCTGCGCACTGCTTCGCTCATGACCCACGCTGTCACTGCCATCGGCTCCATCGCCTCTGACATTGAACCGCTGATATCCACCATCACGCCGATGGTGAGTGTCGGGTCATCAACGTGCTTGCGCACTGTGCGCCTCCACGGCTCTGCTTGTGCCATCACGCCCTTAGCTTTGAGCGCCGCACCTTGCACCATCGCACGAGTGCGAAGTCTGCCGGGAGGAAGTATTGAATGGATCTCAACTTCGTCCCTGTCTCGGTACTTAGCCTTGTCAAGCATCTGCGCAACCTTCACAGCAGCTGCTCGCTCTTCGCCACTTGGTGGACGTGTCGTTTGCAGTGTGCTGCGTGTGCGAGTCTCTGGCATTGGGCCAGTGCCCTTGCCGAAGCAATCGTCCGCAAGCTTTTCGTGCTCTTGTTGTTCCTTCGCTTTTGACTGACGAGCCTTGGCTTCTTCCTTCCACTCCTCTGTCGTCTGCTGATCAACGAGCTGCTCGTAAGAACCAAGCTCAGCAATCTCAACAGCTTCACCAAGCGCATCGAGCAGGTCAGCAAGTTCGCCGGCGGACATTCCACCTGACTGACTGCCGCCTTCATCTTCTTCCTCTTCGCCTGTGACTTCGTTGAGCAGTGCAACCCACTTGCGAGCGAGCTCGTAAAGTTCGGTAGCATCAATGTGCTTGTCGTGATTCTGTGCTTCAAGCCAGATGTCACGAAGCTTGCCAAGAGTGTCTTCGCCAAGTTGAGCAATGACGCTTAGCTTGATGCCTTCAATGTCTGCTTCTTCAACTGAGCCAGCGTCAACTCGAGCGAGCGTCAGCGCAGCGAGTGCTGCTGCTGCACGTTGGCTGTTCTCTGGTAGTGGCTCGTCCTCAAGATCAGCGAGAACAATTTGGAGCACGCATGCACGGAGGAACCCTGCATTTTCTGGATAGATCTGAAGTCCCTGTGACTCGATGCGTCCTTCCTCAAGAAGCACGAGTGCTTTGAACTCTGCTGGAGTCAGCGTGCGCTGTGCTGCTTCAATGTCCCACAATGAGTAGCGAGCATGAAGCGCTTCGTGAAAGATGGCGCCAGTTGCCTTCGGCCATTCAAACTGCTGCGAGCGCTGACGGAGGTCGCCGATATCGGAAGGATTGACGCCCTTGCCGAAAGCAACATCCACATTGACTTCAACCTCGGCTGTCGCCGGCGTGAAGCATGCTGGTGCGATACCGCCGGCACCTGGGCCGACATATCCAACCAAGTCACCTCGGCCTGCCCAGATGTTAGCCAACTGGCCAACCTGCGAGCCAACCATCAACCACTTAGGGTCAGTGGCCTCGGCGCGTGTCTTGCGCCTGTAATCAATATGTCCCATGTTCTTGTCCTTTGTTTGTCCTTTTGCGTAGGTTCATAATACATTCCTTAGAATCCAGGAGGGGCTGGCCCACCTACTAGGCCAGCCTCCCCGGAACCAACCAAGACCTAGATCTTGGCTGGTCGGCATTCCTCGCCGAAGACCCTGGTAAAGACATCGGCGACAACCGGCCTGTCAATCTCGGGTGCGGCTGCGAGCAAGTTCGCAATTGCAAACTTCGTGCCGAAAGCTACGGCGAGATCACGGAAGGCTAAGAGCTCACGCATCTGCGGGGCCCACGATACTTCCGATGATTGCTGCTTCTTGTCTAGGTTCTGTGCTGCTGTCACGATTGGCGTTGGTGCGCCAAGCTTACGAGCAAGACCCCAGTCAGTAGTCATCTCTGCCTGCACTGTAAAGCGTGACAGCAACGCTTCCGAAAGTCGCACGCCTGGCGCATTCGGGTTGGTTGCTGCAATCACGAAGAAGCCAGGCTTAGCTTTGACAGTGCCTCGCTCGGGATTCGCTGTGACAGTGTACTCTTTACGGCCATCCATAAGACCATAGATGATGCTGAGCACCTTCGGGTCAATGAGGCCGACTTCGTCAATAAGAAGTGTGCCGCCTGCTTCAGCTGCTTTGAGCAGCGGGCCATCTTCCCAGAGGAAGCCGCCGCTTGGCGTTTGCACGTATCCGCCGACCAAGTCAGAGACTTCAGTGTCGCCAGAGCCGAGGACAGTCTGAAGACCGCCGGGCTCGCTGCAGAATGCAGCTTCAACGAGAGCAGTCTTGCCGCAACCTGGTGCGCCATAAAGCAGAATGTAACTGCTCATGTCACGGGCCTTGCGGAGGACCATCACGTCATCGTGTTCGCCCCACTTGCGAGTGTAGTAGTCCTCGCCATTAGGGCGTGGGAACTTGTCTGTCGCAACGAGTGCATCTGCTGTAGTCATGGTAGGCTTCTTCTTTGGAGCTGCTGCGCCGCGTGCTGTCGCACGGCCGGCCTGGGTTGTCATCTTATCCAGCACGGAGGCTGCCTCAGTATTGATTGGCTGAACAGCTACGCTGGTAAGCACTGACGATAGCCCAGAGTGTAGGCCATCGTAGATGGTATTCATTGTCATTTGGTGTCCTTTGTTTGTAGGTGTGAGTTTACTTTACATTCCTGAGAATTAGACAGCTGGAATGCGCTTGTCAATGAACTCGGCTGGGAAGCCAAGAAACTTGCGAGCTTTCCAAATGCGGCCAAGAGTCTTGTAAGGAGTCTTGCCAGTGCGCACGCACTCGAGATCCTCTGCTGTAACTTCAACAACCACTGGCTCCTTGAAAAGCTTCCAGTTGTTTGTGGCTAGCTGTGTGAACAGCGGGTCAGCGAATGATAGCAAGGTTGTTCCTATGCTTGCGGCAGCTGGATTGCTAACAGCGCCAGAAGTTACAGGTGCTAGCTTGGCAGTTGTTGTCGTGCCAGCGATAAGACGCCAGGTCTTTCGTGGTGCGTGCTCTGAGATGCGACGGCGATACATTGACAGCGGCACGATGGTGTGCGATGCTGCCATGCCTTCTGGCATGAACAAGACCTGCGTGGTCATGTTGTCCTTGCGGAACTCTAGGTAGACGGCCTTGCCGACCGTAGGTAACTGTGTTGTCATTTGGTGTCCTTTGTTTGTAGGTGTGGTATCAATATACATTCCTTAGAAACTTGGCGGGTCCAGCCGGCGGGGGCGTAGTCGCACAAGCCGCCGGCTGGTCCCAAGCTTGTCTGCACTAGACGTGAACTAGCGCAAGGAAGTCCTGGAATGACATCTCTGGTGGGAGAGCCATTGTTCGGATTGTCGTTGAGTCTTCTGCATTCACAACCACGACTACTTGGTCGTCCCAGATTACTACTGGCACGTCGTTGTAGTCAGGCTTGCTGAAAGAATTCTCGCCGGCGCTAATGCCGAACCCAGTTTCTTCTGTCCAGTAGTTCCCAATGATTTGTGAGATGGCAATGCGTGTTGCGTAGTCTGGATCGTTCCAGCGTGGCTGTGATGCAACGAGTGCTCGCTGCAAGTCACGATACCTGTCTGAACCGCCCCAGTGCGAGTACAAGAACACAGGGACTGATTCCCTGTTGGCCTTGAACCCGATTACTGCTCTGTCGCCCATGTCGTTATGTCCTTTCGGTAGGTTGTTTACTTGATGGTGTTATCTTACATTCCTTAGATTTGAACCAGCCTCATTGCTTCTTCACGTGCGTCTTGCTGAAGCTCGTGAGCTTTCTCGTAACAGTCTGTGTCATCGCTGTCAAAGTCAATCTCATCGTAGCCTTCAATGTCAGATATATCACCGCCGGCTTCAGCTGCAACCTCGCCATTGAAAAAGCTCGTTGCGCCGTAGAAGCCCATGCCCTCTTCAGAGAAGCTAAGAACAAAGGTCAGCTCTGGGAATATTGCTGAGATGCGTCGGAACGCTTCTTCAGGTGGACCCCACGGAGACTGGAATGTGTATGACACTGTGGTGCCATCGTTGTAGATGTCGCCACCGTCGGTATCGCTGTCTGACCACTTGGTTCCCCAGTTGGCAATGTTCCAGTCGTACCAGTCCTTGTGACCATACTTGTCAATGTTTGACTGCTGCTTCGCAGCAAGCTCCAAAGCTTCTGGTGAGTTCTTGTCTGTGAAACCGCCAGCCATTGTCACTGTCAAATCCTCTGGAGTTGGCAGGTAGCTTTCAATGAGCAGCAGGTCTTGTGAGTCGTCTTTCTTGACGCCGGCGACAAAGCGGCTAATCGCTTCTTTGTCACCAGTGATTGTGAGTTCGTTTGAGCACCAATTAGGCATTGCTCTCCGCCTTTACTACTGGGCTCAAGCCACGGACGATCCTGCCAAGCAGAGCGTCAGGTGTCTCGCCTTCGCTTGCGTAGACGAAGATGTGCTGGTTGTGTCCCAAGCACTCAATGTCAACAACTGCGTACAAGTTGCCGCCTTTGACATTGTTCAGTTGAACTGAGACCTTAGGCGAGTCGCCTTCGGCCAGGTGGATGTTTGTTCGTGATGATGCGTATTCACGCATGTCGTATGTCCTTTCGGGTAGGTGTTGTTGAGCCTATATTACATTCCGTAGATTTCTACAGATCCACGCTCCACTCTTGTGGGTACAGGAGTGGTGCGGCGCAATCTAGACAGATTGTCCACGGGTCCAGCGCCGATATCTCAACGGATACGACGATGCACGGAATGATTGTATCTTCCGCAGAAATGATCCCGAGGATCATTCCACAGTTAGCGCACTCATCGGCATCAATTACAAAGTCGTAGATTTCTTCTTCGGCGAGCTCGAGCATGTCTTCGACTGATTCAATGACGAACACGGAGATGTCGTGGTTCATATGAACACGCTATCATCTCGCGTGCCCGTCATCGGAATCCGACGCTTAGCTAACCGCCCTACTTAGCGATTGCTCTGATGCGTGAAAGCTTTGTCTCAAGACGTGCAATGCGATCCTCGAGATGCTTCGTGCGATCAGCGATAAGAATGTTGATCAAGTCATTTGCACTTGGCGCTGATTTCTTCTTGGCTTGAGCTTTCTTTTTTGACTTGTTGCGTGCGCCACTTGACGAGTTCGCAACTGTAATCTTGAAAGGAACCTTTGGAAGCGACGTGCGAGTTGCACGTGTACCTGCTGTGTAGAACAGCAGTGCGTCTGCGCCACGGCTTCTGCCACGAAGTTCACGCTCTGCTTTTGTCTCAGTTCGTGAGAGCAGCTGCTTTGATTCAACAAAGGCATCGAGAACCATTCGGAGGTACTCACGTGAAAGTGTCTTGCCACGAAGGCCCTTGTATAAGGAGTTGATCTCGTTGATCGTCAGTGGCATCGATGCATCTGCAATGATCCCATAAACGACATCACGAGTCATTTGACCCTTTTTGAGGGCGCCTTCTCTGGCACGTTTTGATATGGATAGGTTGACCATGTAATTTGTCCTTACTGTCGTTGGTACTACCAATATATCACGGGAGTGTGACATATTCGTGATTGATTGTAACTTCCTTAGATTTTGAACATCTGAGTTTCAAGCGCGAGGCGCGTCAGTGTTGACTGCGTCGGAACACCATTCGCGTCGGACCCAACAACTCCGATCAGTCTTTGGAACCGCGCGTAAGCGCGCTGCGTTTTTACGTCAAACTTTCCGCGCTCGTAGTCTCTTAAGCCAACCGCGACGACCAGTGCCCGTTGCAATATTTCCACGCTGGCATGCCGCTTGCCGGGTAACAGCTGAGATGTCAACAGCTCAGGCTTGCCCGTCAATATATTTGAGTCCTTGGCAGGCCGCTGTTTGAAATCAGGACGACAAAATCCAAGAACTTCATATTTCCAGCGCGTGCGTTCAAAGATCCCGTCATTAACATCCGGCGCCTTAGGCAGGCCTGAAGAAATGTTTGCTTCGATTGCGGTGAACGTCTCGCTGATCTTCCATCCGTCAATGTTCGTGACGATGCCAACGTGCGGCATGCCGAACGCGCCGTCAAGAGAAAACGAGTAAAAGACAATGTCACCGGGTTGCGGACGTTCGCGCCATCTTCTTTGATAAATGAATTCGGCAAGCCCGTTCGGACTGTACACGCAGGCAGGTATTTTTACGCCGGCGTCATAAGCGACGCAGTCTATAAATGAACCAGACCATGGCGCGCCCGTTGACGTATATCCCGTCCTCGCCGCAAAGTCATTTCTACCGCCAGGGGATGCGCGGTAGCCAAGATAACTTTTTGCGAGCTCAAGAAATCTGTCAGCGGTCATTCGATGATTGTACCATCAGGCGCGACAACTTCGGTCCATCCGCCGTGCCCGTCTCCATAAACGAGACAGCCGTGCCCGTCACTATCCCAGGAGAATTCGCAGCATGACTTGCCACCCGTCGCTTCTTTCTCGTCAATTGACATCGAGTGCATGCCACCCGTCTTGCCAAAGATTCCAGGAAGAATGCGAGCGATCTTCAAGCAACATTCATGGCAGAGCGCGACGTTATGCAAAAGTGACCCGTCATCGAGCGCCAGGTCCGTAAACATGCCGTACCCACCTGAAAAATCGAGGCACCAGCCGTTTTCTACCTGAAGCCAGCCCGTCTGGGTCTGGTCTTCGCCAGGCGTGCCCGTCCCAATTACCTGGACGTCCGCGCCGCAATTGTCGCAGTCGGCCGTCACTAAATTCATAATTTCAGTATACTTTCCCTAGTTTTGGGGCTATTGACTGATATATGAGGCCGAAAGCCCTTGAAATAAGGCTCTCGCGGCATTTGCCCGTGCGGTGACCCGAATATGCTCTTCTCGAGTCTTTGCCTTCTCGATGTCGTCAACGAGGTCCAAATACAGTTTTTCCGCTAGATCTAGGGTTTCTTGTGACATTTTAGGTTTCCTCGACGATTTCTGCGTCTTCAATGTCACTCTCGGCGTCTTTTGGTATTTCCAGACCAGCTTCGGCCATTTTCGCCGCAACTTGAATTGCGCCGGCCGCTAGACGTTGTAGACGTTCAGCAACTACCTGAGCTGGTTGACGCCCGTCAGTAACTTCAAGGCGCGCATCGAACTCTATACCACCACGAACTCCCGCGCGGTCCAGGATTTCAGTCGAAGCTTTAAGCTTCACTGGTTCAGATTGCGCGTTCTGCATAAGATCTTCTAAGACGTCCACCGCGTAAGGCGCAGCCTGCGTCAGCTTTGCCCGGGCGCGCTCGACATCTTCTCCAGGACGACGCTGAACAGACCCAAGGTGGATGCGACAGTACCCGTCATCTGCCGGGCGTCCTGAAGACCAAAGCATGCAGCGGATCCCGTCATCCTTGACGTGCTTGCATCGAGTTGGGAGGGCAGCTGGTTTACGTCGAGGTGAGCTCGGTCCACCTGCCTCTTGCTCTTTTATCCAGGCGCGTGTCGCGCCAACTACCCAAGGAGGCACAAGGTAGTCGGACGCGCTCTCCGCGAGTAGATCTAGACCCGTTATATAATCAGAGTTGATACGGTCTGGATCTACAAGAATTGGTTTCTTTTCTGTGAGGGACATGACCCGGCGCGCTTTTGCCATCTCGGCAGAACGCGCCTGGATCAATCCCGTTGGAACTCCATTCGAGGCGTACACAGGATCCCATCCCATCTTGTGTGCCCGAAGGAGTCCTCGGTTTTCAAAGGTATCTTGGCAGACCCCGCGCTCGACTTCTTCAATGCCGATGTCGCCTAGCTTGGGGCGTATGTTGATTGGAGAGTCTACTTCAAACTCGGCTCTCTCCGGACCGGGTTCATCTCCAAATACAAGTTCTTCTGACATGTTTTCCTTTAATAGTGTTGGACCCCGCCTGTGGGGAGAGGGCGAACCAGGCGAGGCCCAACTCGTTGTAGCCTACTTACCGCCGAAGATCCTCTTCAATAGAGACTTCTTCTTGGCAGGTGCGGACGTCTTCGGTGCCGGTGCTGGATCTGCAAAGGTTCCCTTTGCGATCTCTTCTGGGCGGACGTTTGCTGGAGCTACTTTCTTCGGTGCTGCAGCCTTCTTGGCTGGCGCGGCTTTCTTTTTGGCCGGCGCTGCCTTCTTGGCTGCTGCTTTCTTTGCTACTGGTTTGTTCATTGTTCTGTTCTCTCCCTGTTTGGATTGGTTACTTGGAAGTTCCGCGACCAAAGGCTGAATCATTCTTGTTGACCCAACGCAGGAGGACTGGAACTACCGCTGCTACTCCGGCCGACAGGATTGCCTGTGGGTCGGTATTGCCGCTCAGGTAGACGGCCAGGCAGGCGCCGATAAAGGAGCGAGCGTAGGACGAGGCCATTGCGGTCATTTGTGGTGTTAGTTTCATGGATTTCTCCGTTTCTGGAGCCCGGTTGGGTCCAGTGAAGATCATAGATCATAGCGGGACAAGTGATTTCCCGTGAGTTTTTCATAAGAGTAGGGACTGATGGCAGGACTCTTTTAGAAACAACGGTTCTCGGGCACAAAACGGCCCGTCAAAAAATGCTTCGAGAAACTGTCTTTTTTGCCCAAAAGTAGTGCAAAATGGAAATTTGGTATTCCGCTTTCAAAAAAGTCAAAAACTTGAAGGTTCCAGCCCAGCCACCTACTACAACAAGGAAGCCGAGAGAAAGGGATAAGCTCGGCCTACCAAAACTGGGCTGGAACCCAGAGCCTAGAGTCAGGATTGAACTGACGACCTACCGCTTACAAGGCGGTTGCTCTACCACTGAGCTATCCAGGCGTGTACGCTTATTTTACCTCAAAGATTGTTTCTTTATGATGCTTCAATTTGATCAATGGGTTGACATAGATCTTGTACCCAGCTCGTTGCGCTTGACCACACCACGAGTAGTCTTCCCCGACATTTACTCTTATCTCTGAGTCTGGCGACCACTTCATTTTTCCAATCAGGAACCAAGGTCTTGGGATATTCTCAAAGACGCCAGACTTGACACATAGGAATCCAAAGCCTACGCCACCGACCTCAACAGGTTCAGTGTGAAGTAAGAACTCAACCGACTGAACAGAAGTCATGGCACCATGCTCGTTTGGATAGCCTACGGCCAACTTACCGTATTGGTCAATAGCGTAGAGTCCAGACACTATTTCCAGCTCTGATTTGTATAGAGCAAGAAAGTCTTCTGGATCCCATTCCACATCTGAGTCAATCCAGAACAACTTGTCATAGGTAAACTTACCTTCAGCAATCTCGTTTGAATCATAGTTGTGATCCCATCGGTCTATCGCTGTAAGTTCTCGAGCTGTCGGAACAAATGACGAGTACTTGTTTAGAAAAGTATAAGTCAGTCCTTCAGCCGTTAGAGCTTCCAAAGTCTTCACAAGAGACTGAACATACTCTGAATGGAACATTCGTCCCGGAGTTGCGATTACAACATTGTAGTGTTTCATTATACCTCTGTTCGGCACTTACGGCAGAGTAGCGCGTCATATCCAGTAGCATAGGTTGTAGCCTTTCCAGACTGAGTTACTGGAACAGGAACCACATTCTCGTCATTCTGCTTACATCTGTCACATTTTAGATCTACAACCCACTCAATGGACTTACCCGTCTCAATATGAGAGATCATTCCACGAGTCAGCGCATGAAGCTTCCCACCACCATCAGTCCTTCGTAAGAACTTGCGAGTGTCTTCAGCTTCGAGAACTGGTCTACAGTTCTTACATGGGCATTCCATTCTTGCTGGCTTACAGAAAGTTATACCGTTTACCGTCGTGTGCCTAGCAACTGCGTGGCCACAGAGACAGATACTTGGATCCGAACGTCTTGGTCTTCCCTGTTCTCTCAATTCTTCCTCAGCCTCGAGTACTTCCTCAACTGAAAGACCCATCGCCTTTAGCGCGTCTTCTGCACTACTCATGTCACTTTCCTTTCATCTTTGTACAAAGCCAGAAACTCAGTTTTGTACACGTTTGTACACACGAAACTATATCATGTACATAGCATAAATGTCGCATAAAAAACTTATAAAACAAAGAAGCCAAGTTTAGTTTACGTTACCTACCTACACACATGTATACGCGTATATAAAAATAAGTTGGCTTCTTTGTTTTATGTATTATAAATGCCCACATACTAAGCCAGATTTTTTGTAGCCATCACGCAAAGTGCCTTAGTATCTTTTTGACACAATTTTTCCCTCTCACTCTTTTTCTCTTTCTTCTCTTCCTCACGACGCCCAGAAAAGTAAAATCATAAAGTACATTTCGTTTCATTAGTAAGAGTTCTAGAGCGACAAAAATCACGTCACTTGTACTTTATCTACGTGACCATCACACATCTAAAAACGTGTAAAATTGCCTCGTGATTCAATTTGTAGATGAGACACAGCAGCAAAGAACAATGCGAAGACTCACTGCGTGTCTTCACACTCTGTACTCAATTTCAGAAGAATTAGATGATCCAGAAAATGTAGAAGACCGCGGAGATCTACTAATCGCAGCAGAAAACTTACTCGATGCTGCACTGTGCATTACAGATGACATTCGCGGCATTGTCTGGCAATATTCACAAACCCCTGCTGAAATAGCAGCCGAAGAGAATGATACTGATATCTAACTTTGACAACAAGAGCGGCTGGTGGGGACCGGCGGCATCAGGGCAATAGACGATCAAGGACAAGTAAGCGTAAGTTTTTTCACGGTTGGTGGATCGTGCTACCCACTGTGGCAATGTCATTTGCGCCATTAGCGTCAAAAGTAGAAGCATCTACTATTAGTATTCCTGACGCTGGCTTTGAAGATGGAACATTTACAGGCTGGTCAAAAGGATCACAGTCTGGAACATTGGGCAACACCATTACTGGTAACGGTAGTGGAGTAACTATATTTACTGGTTCTCGGACTTTCACTCACGGTTCTAGGGGTGCTGTTGGAAGCCCGTCTAGCGAGTATTACGCACCAGCAGTTGCTTCTGGGAGTTGGACATTCTCACCCAACAACGGAACAAACGCTGTTCTGCTTCAACCCAAGGGTGAACAGACTTTTGACCAAGCGGCAAGTGCTTTGAGCCTTTCAGCTGGCTCGGTGACAGAAATCAAAAGCATGCTTACATCACAAGCGCAAGCATCAGGCATGGGTCAAGGTACACCGACAGATGCGGCATGGATAACTCGTGATGTCCAACTGACGGCAGGTACGACCTACACAATGGCTTGGAACTACGTCGGAACTGACTATGTCCCTTACAACGATGGCTCCATAACTTCACTCGTTCCCGTGACCGTTACTGGCACTCCAGTAGTAACGGTAAACAACTATGTTGAGCAATACGCACTTCTTGGGTTTACCAATCCTGGCACTGGTGATTACTCTACGAATTCTTATGGTGCTACTGGTTGGCAAACTTCAACATACGAAGTTTCTATAAGCGGTACATACAAACTTGGTTTTGCTTCGTTCAACCTTGACGACCAAGGTTTGCCTCCTGCGTTGATGGTTGATAGTGAGGCTGGCTCAACAGAGCGTTGTGTCTCTGGAACTTGCACCACATTCGGTGGAGTTCCTTCCAATAGTGAAACCGCTCCAACGGTTCCCCCTACAACTACAACTACTGTTTCCCAAACTACTACTACGAGCACCACGAGCACTACGGTTCCTCAGACAACCACCACGAGCACTACGACTACTACAAGTACCACCACCACCACTACTACTACTATTCCCGCTTCAACATCGCTTGAAGTTACAAGCCTCTTGGATGATGGTTCAAGCGGAACTCTTCGCTGGGCAATCAATCAAGCCAACGCAAATGCTGGTGGGATTTACGATGCCATTGACATCACCACAGAAGGAACAATCACCCTCACTTCCGACTTGCCCAACATTACGGCTGGGGTGACAATCACCGGCACGGGAATGGCTACGACAATTATTGATGGCAATAATTTGTGGCGAGCCATTTACAACAATGGCTCAAGAACAATTGTTATTGAAGACATCACATTCAAGCAAGGTAAAAATGTTTCATGGAACGGTGGGCTGATTTACAACGCCTCCGGAACAATGACGTTCAATCGGATAAAGATTTCCAATCATTCATCGTGGGCTTTCTACCAAGGCGGCGGTGGAGTTACCACATTCAATGATTCCCAATTCACCAATAATGGTTATGCAATTACCTCTGACCACGGCGGAACACCTACAGCCCTGAGCCTTACGGATACTGATTACTCAAATCGTATTTATGTCAATGGCTCTACATTTACATCAAATACTTATGGCATTCGTACCGAGCGCTTTGTCAAAATAAATAACAGTCAGTTCACAGGCAACACACAGGTTGGCGCGTATCTAGGAGGGCTCAACCGTCAGCAAGTTCTAAATTCAACATTTACTTCAAACGGTGTTGGCGTGTATTTATCGTCATGGATTCCGACAAGTTGGGCGGTTGGCGCTGGTAACCAAACGGTTTCAGGTAATACATTCAATGGCAACACCACGGCTATTCAGTTTGCAAATAATTGGAATAACGGCTCGTCCGTGTACAACGGAGTAAGTGCAAACTCTTTCTCCACAGCCAGTGGGAACACATTTGGCACTACTGCGCAAAACACAAACAATTTCTCAGGCTCTGGATATGTAGAGTCCAATAGCACAATCACTGCGGCTTATCTCAATCCAGTCACAAACCTGACTGCTGTTGCAAACTCAGATGGAAGTGTTGACCTTGATTGGGACGCATCGGCGGCAAGCAATTGCGTCATCTATGGTTACTCAGTTAGTTTCTACGACTTGACCGTAATCGGTGGAGCACAATCAGGTGGTTGGGGAGTTTGGACAAATCAAGGAACCAACTACTCATTGAGCACTGAAATGTTCTCTGGTAGCAACCCTGTCACGACTGGATATGGACCCGTTCGTTTTGGCATCAAAGCAATGACGGCTGGGTGTGCTGGGGTTGGAACTGGTAGTTGCACCTATGGTCCTGAAGTAACCGTTGATGCAACCGTTCTTGACCCGACTACGACCAGTACGACTGTCGCTCCTGTCGTCGTGACTCCCCCAAACGGTACAACAGTGCCACTGCCGCAATACCCAGAGCCTGCAACAGAATCCACAACAGTGCCGCTTCCCGTAGAAACAGGAACTGGAATTGAATTGCCAACAGAGACAATTCCAGAATACTCAGAACCAATTGGAATAGACCCATCAGAAACAGAAACGGTAGTAGTAATAATTCCACCAGATGATTATACCGTCATTGATATAGAAAATAACGAGCCAATCACGACAGTCATATTAGACAACATTCTTGAAAATACGTTCACTACCGATATTGAGGCTGACGAGGTTGGTGCTGTTCTTGACACTCTCCTTGGTGCAGAACTTACCAACACACAGTTTGACAATGTTCTAGAAGCCGTCTTCACCGAAGATGTTTCGGCAGATGTATTCACCGAAGCACTGACAACGATGCTAGATGCAGACATCACTAGCGAACAGTTGACAGCAGTTTTGGATTCAGCATTCTCCGAAGATACTTCTGCTGAGAACATGGTGTCGGCTTTGGAATCAATCTTTGATGGTCCGCTTAGCTCTGGCGACCTGAACACAGTTATGGCAGCCGTGTTTGACGAGGACATTTCCGTTGCAGACACCATGACGGTTCTTGGAGACTTGCTTGAAACAAACCTAAGCGTGTCAGAAACAGAAGCAATCTTTGACAGCGTCTTTGACGGTGACCTTTCCGATGCAGAAACCATTGACCTCATTGTTGATGTGTTGGCCGACGATATAACCGCAGAGACTTTGGGCGCTGCTCTTGGCGCGGTCTTTGACGAAGCAGTAAGCACCGAGGTTTTGATTGAAACCTTTACCGCCGTCTTGGGTAATGAACTTAACGAAGAGTCGCTCGGTGTCATCGTAGATGTCCTTGAGTCAGACACGATCACTGAAGAGCAAGTATCGCAAGTTGTCACATTGGTAATTGATCAGGAAGGTGGTATCCCTAGTGACCAAGCAACAGAATTGGCAACGAGCTCCAAAGTGCTTGAAAGCATCGACGGAGAACAAGCAACGGAAGTGTTTGCCGCAATCGTTGTTGCCGAGGTCACGGAAGAAGCGGGTGCTGCAATTGCCGAGGCACTCATCAACGCTGTAGTAGAAGTTAAAGAATCATTTGAAGAAGAGATCAATGTGTTTGACGGAGTGTTTGACACCTATGTAGCTACTGGCTCGGCAATCGATGTAGGTACTCGTAGAACTCTTGTCGCAGCGTCCGCCGCGGCAGCAGCATTGACAACAGCCGGTGCAGCGGGAGCAGCCACTGGCGGCTCATCAGGTGGAGGCAACGGCGGTTCAGGTGGCGGTTCAGGTGGCGGTTCAGGTGGAGGAAACGGAAGCAATAACGGAGTAGGGAAAAAGCCTGAAGAGGAAGGCCAAGGCGGCGGAGAGCTCGTTGGGCTTGAGGAAGACGAAGAGAAGAAACAATTTACCCGTAATAGTATTTTCAAGTACAAGGAGAACAGCTGATGTACAGCATTAAAAACATTAAAAAATTCATGTCCAAGAAAGCCACTGACCGTGACGGCGATGGCGACGTTGGTGATGGCACAAAATTAGAGCGCAAGGTTGGGACTTCGGCATTTTCGCAATCAGTTAAAAACATTGTCAAACGCCGTAAGCCAAAACAAGAGCGCGAAAAAACGTTTAGTCTAAAAGGCTTTATAGTCAAGTTTGCAAACGAAACAGCGGCACTCTCGTTTACTCTTGCGAGTAGCGTGATCGTGTTCGTAACCCTCTCGGGCAAGACACAGACAATCGCGTTGATCGCAACTCTTGCTGCTCTTGCTGTTCATTACACAAAAGTAATGCTTGAAAACGACATGGACTAACTAGCCTAAACGATTAGTATTTGCTTATGCAATTTGTTTACGGCTTAGGTGGAATGGTTAGCTACAGAGACACGCTTCCAAATGTAGATCCGCCATCTCGTGAGTTTCTTACGGCACTTCACAAAATTAGCAATTTTAGAAATGCTCTAACCATTCTTTCTGTGTATGCGCAAACAGTCTTAGTAATCTTGCTTTGTGTAAAGACAAGCAGCATACTTGTTTATTTTCTATGCGCAGTACTTATGGGTCGTGCGCATACGCAAAATGGTAAACTTTCGCATGAAGCAGTCCACCGTACTCTTTTTTCAAGTAGAAAAGTAAATGATTTTATTGGTCGGTGGTTTGTTTCGTACCCATCAGCAATTATGTTTGACAGGTCTAGGTACTACCACCTAATTCACCATGCAAATGAGCTTGGTGAAAAAGAACCAGAGCTACCCATCTATGCCAACTACCCAATTTCAAAAGCAAGCATGTATCGCAAGATCACAAGAGATGCGAGCGGGTATATGGGTCTTAAAAACATCTATCATTTCTTTGTGTTAAGTCCGCGGTACAGACCAGAAGACAAGATTTACAGAACAAAGATATCCATTGTGCAAGTTTTGATACTTATGGCGTTCACTTTTAGTGTTGGTTTTTACTTTTATTTTTTACTTTGGGTTTTGCCATGGCTTACATCGCGCAGGGTTATTGAGCGCCTGCACGCAATTGCCGAGCACGGTGGAATGATGCCAAGCAATGATATTCGTCTGACCTCGCATTTTGTAAGGCAAACAATAATTGGAAAGCTGCTACTGATGCCTTTGAATAGCGGTCATCACATGGCTCACCACGTTGACCCACAAATCCCGTTTAGAAACTTGCCAAAACTTAGCCGTGAAATGCGGCGCAGCGGATTTATTCCAGATGCGATAGTTCATAATAACTACACGTCCTTGCTCAAGAAACTAACTACGCCTTCAACCATTGGATACAGCGAGATTCGCATACCAAGATAGCGGCGTACAATATTTAGATGTTGCACATCAAAAAGCGCCAGCAAACAAAACGGCTTAGTCTTATATTTGCTTTTTCCTTTGTGCTTGCTTCGTGCGGCTATGACGGTGGCTATCGTTATCCATGCCAAGATCCAGAGAATTGGGAGAGTGAAGAATGCAATCCACCGGTATGCAAGGTAAATGGGGCCTGCACAGAAGACTTGCTCGGATTCAATCCAACCTTGGAAGATCTAGTAAACCCAGAACTAAACGAATTACTTCCAACAGAGGAGACCATCGCGCCATGAAAAAGCGTCTTACCCCCGCAGAACTAGATGCTCGACTTAAGTTTGTAATTGGCTGCATGCTTGGGGCAGTGCTGCTAATCACAACCTTCTTTATTCTTTACGCATTGGTATTCGTTACTCAACCAATTGGTGCACAAGCAGAAAATGACAAGATGTTCTTTGGTGTTCTTTCCTCTGTTGCAACATTTATTACTGGTACACTCGCTGGTCTTATGATCTCAACTGGCCGCAATGCTGAAGACAAAGACGGCAATGGCATTCCAGATAATCTCGAAGGAAAAGAATAGTGTACGAGTACAAAGTAAACAAAGTAACTAAGATTGTAGACGGAGACACCATTGATGTTGTTATTGATCTTGGTTTTGATATTTCATTCTCTTCTAGAGTTCGCCTCGCTGGCATTGATACTCCCGAGTCTCGCACGACTGACAAGGCTGAAAAAGTACTCGGTCTAGAAGTAAAAGAACACCTTAAGAAACTTATTGATGCTGCAAAAGTAGTTGTCATTAAAACTGAAAAGATGGACAGCAGCGAAAAGTATGGCCGAATCTTAGGGTGGTTGTACCTAGATGGTGCCGAAACATCGGTCAATGAGGCGTTGATCGCAACGGGCTACGCCTGGGGCTATATGGGCGATACAAAAGTTAAGGACTTTGAGCTTCTTAAGCAGCGCCGCCAAGCTAAACAACTTTAGACTATTAAGATTTCTACTGATCATGTAGGTTAGTATACCCTCGTGAACAACTCGCATAGAATTGTGGTAATCCCAAACTTTATTAACAGTGACGTTCTGCACGAAATAGCAAAATTATTGAGCGAAGTAAAGATAACACACCTCAACACCATGCTTGATGGAGGTGTTGAACGCGCATCATTGGTGTACCACGACCAAACCAATAGACACATAAAACGCCCGCCTGTGATTATTGATTATTCTGATAATGATGCTTTGTATAAAACCCTTGATGGACAAGTGTCAAGAATACAAGAAGAAATTGAAAGATCATTTTCTCTAGAAGTACATCCAGAAACTAAGTATGCAGTTACCGTCTATGTTGAAGGCGCTGAACTGCCAGGGCATTTTGACCGCGCCGAACTAATTGCGGGACCAACACCTAACGGTTATCCACATAGGGACGTAAGTTCGGTTCTTTATCTCAATGATGATTTTGTTGGCGGTGTTTTTAGTTTTGATATTCAGGGTATTAGAATCATTCCAAGGGCGGGAACCCTTATTTTGTTCCCAGGCACCAGGCCATTTACTCATTCTGTAAGCGTTCTTGAGTCTGGACTTCGCTACACAGTGCCTCAGTTTTGGGCGGTAAAAACTTCCGATGATCGTATGGATTAGTATAAATCCATGCACGGCGTTCATTTAAGATACAAAGAGCTACACCCCCTCATACACGTGTACACCGGGCTGCTGCCGAATGTGGCAGATTTAATGAACACAGCGCGAAAATCATTTGAGTCAAGCAACGGTCAGTATTACCTAAATGACTGGAATGATTGGTTTGTATTTGGAAAGTACACGTGGGCTAATTCAAACAAAGATAGCAAAACGCTAGAACCAATGTACAGAACTGAAATGGATTTTTGCAATACAGTAGAAAAAGCAAACATTGCTGCAATGTCACACTATGTTGGCGTACACAATGTCCCTATTCCAGAAACCGTGCTAATGCCTACTTGCAATTATTGCATGTATTATCCAAATGTTGTTGTTGCCGAAACCAAAGACGATAGCCTAACAATGCACTACCACACTGACTTCAACATTGGAGAGTGGTATTGGCCCGGTGAAAAGTTTCTAATTACAGCAACAACGTATTTCAATGATGACTACGAAGGTGGTGAAATACACTTCTGCGTTGACGAACAGATCATTAAGTACCGACCACAGGCTGGCGACATACTCGTGTTTCCGTCAGGTTCGCCGCTGTTTCCTGGCGATAAGCCATACTTTCACGGAGTAACAGAGATTAAGAACGGCCACAGGCTTATTGCAAGAAACTTCTTAAAGTACACAGCAGAAGGAACATCTGACTGGTACGACGGAGAGGCTAAGCATGGAAAAGAAGAGTGGCAGATAATTGCAAAAGAAATGGCAAAAAATGAAAACGACGTGCGACACACGTATACCGAAGGCAGAATAGAAAAGAAATACGGTAGCCTTCCAGTGTGGCAAAGCCCGTTAGTAGATCGGTTGTACAAAAGCAACACTTCAGAGGTACAGTAGTAGTTATGCCACTGAAAGATCCGCAGGCACGAAAAGACTACGAGCGCGAAAGAAAAAATCGCAAACGTGTCGAGGCGTACAATCTTCTTCCTGAGCCAGAAAGAACACGTAAGCTACAGGCAAATGAGGCGCGTAGGGCTCACAAGATGCGCTGGACGCCAGACAAGATAAAACTTAAGAACTACTAAGCGTTCTGTTTTTCTTCAATACGTGTTTGGTAGTACCAATACTCTACGTTCTTGGTTGTGTCTACATTTCCGTAATAAGAGTACTCGTTCACTGCCTTCATAACAAAACGATGAAACAACACGCCAACAGCGCCAGAGATAAGAATAAATAAGATCATGCGTCTATTATGGCACCTATCTCAATAAAAAATACCGTTGTTACCAAGTATCTCTAAAAAAGATAAGGCCTATCACGTTCATTTATTATTTCATATGTATAATGAACGCCGAAGGACATACAACAAGGAGAGACATGACAGAGGAACTAACCGCGGTCTACGCGGAAAAATTAAAGCCAATGGTTGAATCAGCAAGAAAAGCCTGCGGTTCACGTACACAAGACACGCCAAATCATGAGATTAGCCGTCAATACACTGCGCAACTGCGCGAGTACCACGAGCAAGGTGGAAACCTCGTTGCGCTTGCGAAAGAGCTAGGCGTTGCTTATTCAGGTATCCGACGCAGAGTATTTCTTTCTACTGTGATCATTACATCTGGTGGCCGTAAGCACAGCACCTCAACTCAACAAGAAACTGATGACGCAGTCGCTCGAGTCAAGCGCGCTAAGGCCGCTGGGACACGCCAGTATCACGCGCAATTAGCAACTGAGTATTTACAGAACGGAGTATCACTAGGGAAGATAGCGCAGGGTCTTGGCATCAAGAATGCGTCTCCGCTGTACTACGCAGTTCAACGTCATCAAAAGCGCATAGCCACAGGAAAGTAGCACTAATGACAACTCATGCTCAAAATGTAAACTACAAAAGCAAAACTTACATTGTTCTTTGCTACGCAAAGACACAAAAAGACTGGTTCACAGCGGACAAGTACAGGGAGTTTCAGCAGCATAATGTAAAGCTCATTGAAGACGTCGGCAAAAGTTTTAAGTCTCTCGTAAAGCACGGCTACTTGCTGCAAGTTGGTGAGCTTTCACGTGCAAAATACAAGATCACAGAACTAGGAATTACAGCACTGGCGCATATTGGTTCCCACCGAGTCAGGTCAGATCATGAAGCTATGGCGGACAGAGCTCGTTCGGCTGGAAAAGTAGGGCTACCAAAGGCAAACAAGGCGCGGCTATCAAATATGGAGAAAGCAACAGCATGAAGCACGAAAAAGAAACTACACAAGAAGCGTTGCGAGTACTTGCTGATTTACTTGAGCATGTTGAAACTACACAAGCAAAAGTTCAAGTAAAAATATACCCAAGCTTCCTCCGTGAAGTTGCAGATGAAATAGATAAATTGAGCAAGAAAAAGAGGAAAAAGAAATGACAATGACTGTGCTTTCCGCTGTGCTTGGCGCAACATTTGGGTATGCTATTGCCATGTGGGTTGTCCGCCCAGACTTACAAAGCCATTGCGAGTCTTGCAGTTGCAACTATGACTATGATCAGTACGAGCATGCTCGACAGAATTAGGCACGTGTGGTACTGGTTTAAGTCAGGATACATTCCACACCGCTGTGAAAACTGGCAAACATACCTAGGAGGTAGAAAGTCAGGCGTAATGTTCTGCAACATGTGCGGAAAGATCCTAGACGAGCATAAAGACTCTAGCTCGTAGTTGTTTTATTGGTCTTAGGCCGACCAACCACTCCCACCGTATTTGTTTTTTCACGCTCTTCTCTATCAACTCGTCGGCGCTCTCTAGCACGCTGACGGCGTTGAAGCGTTGGATCTGTGATGAACCCAAGTTCAAATCGCTCGTCCTCGGACTCGCCACCCCAAAAACCATGCTCGCCGTTTACCCTGGCGTAGTCACGGCACTGAGAAATAACTGGACATTCCGCGCAGACTAGTTTTGCTCGCTTTTCTCTTTTTTCTTTTGCTTCAGGTCTTTCTGCGTGGTGACCAAAAAAGTAATAAGTTTTGCCGTGGCATGCGGCGTCTGAAAACCAAGATGTGTTGTTCATAACGGGCCTAACCGTATCACGCCCGTGTCTACAAAGTCTTAATTGTCACCAATATTTGCCAAAATAATTTGGCGAATGTCAAGAAGAGTGTCAGTTATCTCGGAAGTTGCAACTATGTTCTTTGAAACTATTGAGTAGAGAGTGTCATCAATCATTTTGATGCCAGCGGTTAGTTGTAGTTTTTCAGCAACTTCTTCAATGACTTGTGTCATAATCCTCTTAATTCGTTTGATGTCAAAGACAATGAGTATTACAACAATGACTATACCAACCGTTTTGAGACTACGCCTCAGACTTTGGTTCTTTTTTTGCATCAACTTTTGCTTTTGTAAACACCGCGTCAATTTCTTCCTTTGTCAATTTTCCATCGTCAAGGTACGCACGAGACAATCCTTCAATGACTGATGCAACTCCACCGATGCCAGCCATAAAGATCGCAGTTATCATTGGGACACCGGCAATTGCGCCAGCGCCGATAACACCAAGACCAGACGCAGCGAATGTCGCCAAAATACGCAAAAGAATATGCTTAAGCTGTTCCATAGCCTAATTCTATATTTATACGGAAACGGCGACTAGAAGCCAAATACAGCAACTAAATTGCAATTTTCTTAGTGTAGACCTCGCTCTTAAGCATCATCTGTACTTGCGGATACGAGACCTTGTTGTATAAGTTTATGTATGAAAACGGAGTGTCAATAACACTATGTATGTCGCCTTCAAAGTTGTACCAATACGCAGGAGTTGTTCTTATTGCAGTAAACTGTGTGCCAGGCTTTGAAAAGATTCCATTGTAAAACGCGGTACCAAGCAGCCCAGCGACATGTTCTGCATTATAGAAAAGTCTAATCTGATCTTGCATTGATATTCCAGAAGGCTGAACAACTGCGTACCCTTGCGACATAAAGTAGTCTTCAATTGCGTCCTCAACCCAGGGCTCATTCCAGCGTAATTTTATTTGATCTTTTTTCCACTTTTGTCCAGTGCTTGCGTAGTCTGGATGTTTTGGCAATTCTTCACTAACAATTTTTCTTGTCAAAAATATCTTTTTAGGCAGCGACGTGTCTTCAATTGCGTACTGGCTAAAGAACTCTCTAAGCTCTAGATTTAGCGTAGGAGTCATTCCATAGTCGTGTCTAGGGAAATGTGTGTTTGCTATGATCATTTGGCTGTCATACATTACGACGAGCTTTTCAATAAGAACAACAGTGTTTTTAAGATCGGTGTCTTTTAGCCTAATTCCATCAAAGCTTTTCATCATGCTAAACACAAGATCATGGACTGGCTTCATGTTTTGGTACTTGGGAAAGAAAAAGTGTTCATGATCAATCCACAAGTATTTAGCGTCTTTATCTTTAGTTCTTCTTGTATGTAAAAAGACTGAAAGATACTCTTTAAGAAAATGAAAGTAATGCGGCACACCAGTGAAAATTACGTATGTTCCATTCAAACATATTGTGTTTTCATCTGCAGTCGTGCCACCAAGAATTACATTCTCAAAAGTGTACATAACTCCGTTTGGGTCGTCTTCAGCGACAACCCTGTCATATGTAGCACCGTAGTTAAGCAAGTCTGGTGTAGCTTTGTGTGCCATAAAGCTTTACTTTTTCTGTGTTTTAGTGGCCTTTAAGCACTCTTGACACGTAACGTGCTGCTTACCAATTGACACCCAAAGCGAGTCGTCAGTTAGTCCACAGGCAGTTGAATAAAAGCTAAGCCCAGAACTTGCCTTAGACAGATGAACAACTGCTGTATCGCCCATTACTTGTTGTTTTCCTTAATGAACTTAATCTCACAAGCGTCCGTTGTGCAATACGCTTCGCCAATAGCGTCTGCAGCAAGTCCACCGTACACACCTGTAAAGTCAATTGGAAACAACGCAACTGTTGCTTTGTTGTATTCTTCTTGAGTAATCTGAGTATACGGCATCTGCGGGTATGTCATGTTGCCGCTCGGCAAGAACGAAACAGTCTTAAGCTGCCCGTCATACATGTGAAGTACGGTTCCAACGTGCTCTGCTTCTGTTTCAGCGTTGAACGAAATTGTTACGGATACAGAGTTGTCTGACCAGTAGCGCTGTGCTGCAGCAGCCAATGACATCTTTTCAAAGATGGTTACATCTTTTTCTGCTCGAGCTGCCTTTGACTTGATTGGAAAGAAAACAACGCTTGTTGTATCTGGCGACTCAGATGCTGGTTCAACGCGGTAGTTAGCCATCTTGAACAGTGGCAACATTGGATCTTCATTCGCAAAGCGAATAGCGCGGTTAAAGAACTTTCCACCTGGTGTCCAGTGAACTCCTGGCGACTCACCAGCCAAGATTGAAACAGTACCTGAAGGCTTTACTGTTGTCATCTTGATTGACTCGCGGATACCCAACCACTCAGAATAGATGTTGTCATATTCACGAATAACGCCGTAACCCTGATCCATCCAATCACGAAGTGTTGGTAGTCCATTGTTATCTGCAAAGTCAGCAACGCCAGACATTGAGGTTCCAATGCGGCGGTTGCGCTGCATAATTGCGTTCGTCTCTTCCCAGTGCGTTGGCAAAAGCGTAACGGTCTTAGCGTAGAGATATGCAAACTTCAAAGTGCGCTTGTAGTCTTCAAGATTCTCGTGTCGGCCGAGGTATGTTTCAACCAACGTGCAACATTCATAAGACTCAAGTGACTGCTCAGCACACGGGTTGTAGCCAGCAACACGGTGATCTTTGTTGTTTGCTGGATCGGCAAGGCGACCATACTTACGCGACATGTCCATCCAAATAACACCAGGTTCGCCGTTCAAAGCGATGCCTTCAATGATTGGTGACAAGTCTGCACCAACTGATGTTGCTACAGAGTTATTGGACATCCAACCCCAACCCGGCGCTGTTGGGTCATACGAGTTTCGCTCAGGAAACTTTTCTGAATTCTTAAGGTTTAAGAAGTCTTGGTCATCAAGGCGACCAAGCAGCAACTCAGCCGAACGACGGACGTTGCCAGAAACTACGCAAACTCCAATTAAGTTTCCAATGTCAGCAATGTCAACACGTGTAAGCTTATCGCCAGCACGATCAAAAAAGATGCGATGGATATGGTTGTGAAGCTTTTCAAGCGGCTCGTGCCCTGCCGCGGTTCCACCGAATGTTTTGATTGGTGTTCCTGCCGGGCGAACTTCGCTGTAATCAAAGTTTACAGGCAACTGATCAGCTTTCAAATACGAGTTAAGCAGCATTGCAACGGACTCAACCCAACCTTCGCGTGTGTCTGGAATACTAAAGCTAAGCGGTGCGCCAGTTGGCTTATAAATTGTAAAGTCTTTGTCTGCACCCTTGTCATCAAAACCAACGCCAACACCAAGCATTGATGCTTCCATCAAGAAAGCAAATGGTTTAGCTGGATTGTTCTTGTTCATTTCAGCAGTTGATACAAACGCGCAGTTTTGCAATGCGGCTGAGTTGCGCTGCACGTTGACAAGCGGTGTGCCCATGACCCAAAGGCCACGTCCTGGTGGAGTCCACTTCAATTGAAACAGGCGATCAAAAGCTTCCTTTGCGCTTGCTTGTCCTTTTGCATCATTCCACGGAAGGCGGTTTGCTTTGCAATGATCCTTTTGAAGTGAATACATGCCGTTGATAACGCGCTCACAAACATCAACCCATGTTTCTTTTGTGCCATCTTCCTTTAGCCGCGAATATGTGCGAAGAAACGTAATTTCTCCAACGGAGTTTCCAGCGGCATCAGCGTAGCCAAATGGCGCTTTTTGCCCCCGATACGTGCTAACGAAGTCGTCGCTTAGGCGGAAAGAAAATATGGATGTTGACACGGAAATGACCTCGTTCGCAAAGATGATTGATTAGGAATTGAAATTATACTTGGCTATCGTTCAACCAAGATAATTGATCAAACATTTCTTTACATTGCGGACATATCGGAAATCCGCTAGGATCTCGAGAAGGCACCCACACTTTTCCGCAGATTGCAACGATCGGAATTCCCTCAACAAGTGCTTTCGTGATCTCGTCTTTTTCAGCGTAGTGTGCAAACTTGTCGTGATCGCCGTCGTTGTACACAGTTGGCGTGTCGTACTTTAGATCAGTCAATGTAGTCAGATCCCTGAAATGAACATCTAGGGCACTTATTTTTTTGTTGTTCTAATTCATCTAATGCAAGTCGGTACATGGCTTTTGTCATAGCGTGCACTTCGCGCAGCTCGTCTAATTGACGACCCATGTCTTCAACTTTGTACTCTAGTTCTTTAAGGTACAGAAAAGTATTCTTATCCATTTTCTGAACAAAGCGTGGATCTTTATCCATCATGACGGCTGGCAACTCGGGCACCAATACAACGTGCGCCCGCCCATATCGTCTGCTTGAACAGTGTTGCTACAGACACGGCAAGGATTGCCAGTGCGCTTATAGACATAACTAGTTTGTGAACAACCATGAAGTTTTACCTCATCATTTGTTAGGTGACTTTCGGCCACAGTCTTAATCTTACCGTCTTCAGCACCAACCTTTAAGAGACGCACTGAGTCACGCCATAGCGAGTCAAACTTGTCGCGATGCAATTCCTTACCTGGAACAAATGGCGACTGATTAGAGAGGAATAGAAGCTCAGCTCTGTACACGTTTCCTATGCCAGCAATGACAGATTGGTCCATCAACAGCTGACCAACGGTCTTCTTGCTCTTTTTGATCTTTTGCCATGCTTCTTCTGGATCTGCGTCGTCACGAAGTGGATCTGGGCCAAGACTATTCATCTTTCCCATGTACTTTTGTTTGTCAAAAATCTCGCAAGCAGTCGGCCCAACAAGGTCAGACACGTATTCTTCGTTAGTAATTCTAAGACGAATACTGTCTTTTGCCACTTGGCCTTTGTTCTTTCGTGTAGTAAACCAGCCATACAGCCCAAGATGAATATGAACAATGTCGTCATCAAAATGAAAGAATAGGTGCTTACCTTTGCACGTCACGTCGGTCATTACTCTATTGTTAATGAGCTCGGCGCCTTCGGCAAATCTCCCTTGTGGACTACTTGCTTGAACAGTTGTTCCAAGGAATCCATATGAGTGAACCGTCGCTAAATGTCTTATACTGTGTCCTTCTGGCATATGCTCATTATAAAACCTTAGTCAACTGATTTCATCAACCGACTAACGATTTTCTTGTCAATTATCCCTAAATGCGCTGAAACATCTTCTCTTCCGTATGAAATCACGTATTCGTCGCCTCGTTCAACTATTCCATTTGCAAACTCAATACCTGGAGCTTCAAAGCAAAACGGCGCGCTGATCTCAATAATCCACCCATCTTCGTCAAATCGCACGAAGTAATGCGAATAGGTCTTATGAACATACTCAAGCATTCCAAATGTTGTTGACGAGAATTTAGTGTACCGATTGATTTCAAGTGAGTGCATCAATCCGATGTACGTGCCGTTGCTGTATTCAAGTAGTTGGCCATTGCCGCGCAACTTATTGAGATGTGGATTGTCACGTAGGCGATGAATTACTCTGTCGCCAATTACAACAGCATTTCCATCATAAACATAGTCAAAGTTCTTTGGTTGCTTTGCGCAGGTCATCCAGTTTTTCTCTGGCTTCTTAGTTTCAATACCAGGAAGTATGTCAACTCGAGTAACGCTTTTTGCACTCTTGTCCATGTAGCAAACGCAGTTCCGCGCAACGGGCACATTCCTTTCCAGGAACACACCCATGAACACCCAACCTTCCCTCCACACAAGCTTAGGGTCTTCGACTCCTCTGACGACTTCTCCTTTTACATCAATAGCCGCAGCGGAAAAATTGACTTTCCAAAGGTTCTCGTCTTCAATTTTCAAATCATCATTTAGCTTCGCAAACCAAACCTGATTGCGAATTGGTCCACCAGTAGTTACAAACAGCTCGCCATGTCCAAGAATGACGTAGTTGCTCGAGCGAATTGCTACGCAGTAGTTGCCCTTGTCATCAACAGCGATTGACGGATTGAACGCCGACCAAGTCTTTACATTCCGATCTACAAGGCGACGAAGATGTTGAACTCGCCCGCCAAGTTCTTCAAGCGTAGAATCCAACAGGGTACCGATCAACAACGCCAGATGTCTTAGTGCACGTTGCAAGAATGTTGTCGCCAACATTTGTCACGTTGACACCGGCAAGTTTTAGCTGATTCACTGCACCAGACAATCCGTCTTCAAATAGATCTTCAGTCCAGACGCGCGGTTCAAACCCAGCGCATTTAAGAAATGCGTCAAGCGACTTTGCGGTGTATTCGTAGTTATGACGATGGTATTCACCCGTGCGATGGTAGTGCATATAGAAATACGGCTCAACACCGTGAATGATCTTGTGCAGCCCACGCGAACTCAACACGTTTGGCGTTGTTACGAGCAACTTACCGTTACTTTTCAAAACACGATTAACTTCGGAAAGCATAAACATTGGATCAATTTCCATGTGCTCAATGACCTCACCACAAAGAACAAAGTCAAAATAGCCATCTTCAACTGGTAGTTCGGTTGTTTCAAGATCAACGCAAAGCGTTCGCAGCTTGAGCTTTTTATCGCCTAGGCCATGCATCATCTTTCCATCTGCGCTCCGCGACACGTCAAAATGCGTCACAACAACCTCAAGATCTGGAAGAAGTTCTTTTAGCGCTAGTGGAATAAACCCCGAAGTGCCAAGCTCGAGCATACGCCCTGTTGGGTTCATACTGACGATGAGTTCAACTGTCCGTGCCAAACGCGCCTCGTGCCCACGATGGTAGTCGTCAGCGTCCTGAAGCAGCCCCCGAACAACCTTCTTAACTCTCTCACTGACATTATGATAAGGATGTGATCTCACATTCTTATTCTACGCTAGTCGCAGCGGAAAAAATGAACCTTAGTCAAATTACAGTCTTATTCATAATGTATAGTTAGTACTCCCAATGGTAGCATCACACGTTCTTCGCGGGTACTATGTAGACCCTAAGGCACCGCCCGCCACGCCATTGTCAAAAGACAAGGTACCGACCACTCGCAAGATTGACGACATGGTCATATCACTTGCTAACTCGTACGGCTGGCCAATTGCGTATGCGCAAGAACAAAGTGGCAGACTTATTCATAACCTATTCCCAATTAAGTCAAGTGAAACAGAGCAGATCTCGTCATCATCAAAGGTTGAGCTACAGCTTCACACCGAAACAGCATTTCACCCATACCTACCAGATTATGTTGTTCTTTACTGCGTTCGCGGTGACTCGACGGCTGCAACAACATACGCTGTGCTTGACGATATTCTTTCGCACCTTGACACAGAACACGTCAATGTTCTTCGCCAACGAAGGTTTACAACGTCAGTTGACTTGAGCTTTAGAACAAAAGGCGAGCCAGATCAAATCGTCTTTACTGAGATTATCTCTTCTACAGAGCGTGGTCCTCGCCTAAAATACGACCACCAGCTTATGCGCGGAATAGATCTCGAGGCGCAACGCGCTCTTGATCATCTATCAGATGCAATTTCAAAGAGCACAAGATTAGTAGTTCTTGAGGCTGGAGATGCGCTGGTTATCAACAACCACGACACCGTTCACGGCAGAACCCCGTTCACTCCACGATATGACGGAACGGATCGTTGGCTCAAGCGCGCTCTTGTTCTGCGCAATTTGCCAATGGAAGCAAAGGGTGGAGTAATTAGTACTACGCACTTTGGAACAATTCTTCCTCAGATTGGAAACCCTCATCGGTACAAAGACATTAGTTCTCAACTAATGCAAGGAAGCCTGCAATGACCAAAGCACTACAAGTTGCCATTGTTTTGTCCATAATGATCCCTTGGTACTGTGTAGTAAAATCAAAGCAAGATTGATTCTGCTGTAATACCTGCAGCGGAAAACTGAGCTTTTAGGAGTAGTGCAATGGCCAAAGTAGCCTGGGATTACATTGTCAAGGTTGTTCTTCCAAAGGACTTAAAAGGCGTAGAGCCTGGTAAGCTTTCACCAGAACTGCTTGTCTCAATTCCTGGTGGAGGAAAGCTTCACCGCCTCGCCGCCCAAGCGTGGCTTGCGATGGTCGCAAAGGCAAAGGCTGAAGGCGTAGAGCTAAAGCCAACAAGTGCTGGCGACACGTATCGCAGCTACGATAGTCAAAAGGCTGGATTTTTGCAACGCTATCAGCTCGAGCCAACAGGAACAAACTCAACAAAAGAGTTTGAAGGAAAGACCTGGCACCTCAAAAAAGGCATGGCAATGCTTGCTACACCAGGCAAGAGCCAGCACAACCTTGGAATTGCAGTAGACGTGCATTCAGCTTCAGAGCCAAAGCGTCTTAACTGGTTGATTGCAAACGTAAAAGATTTTGGCTGGTCATGGGAAGTTGTTCCTTCTGAGCCTTGGCACATTCGCTATGTTGCCGGTGATGCAGTTCCTGCAGCAGTAAAGGCATGGGCTGATGCAAATCCTGGTGCAGTGCCGGCAGCTTCAGCTGCTCCTGCTGCAAAACCTGCTGCCGCAGCTAAACCAGCCGCTGGTGGTAAGCCAGCATTCCCGGGACCTCTGACAGCGGGTGCAAGTGGCGACGCAGTAAAAGCGTTGCAAGAAAAGCTAGGTGTCCCAGTCACTGGAACATTTGATGCAGCAACTGGTGCTGCAGTTAAGAAGTTTAAGAATGCCAATGGCCTAGGCACTGACGAAGTTGCTGGTCCAAAGGTCTGGGCAAGGCTTTTTGCATAATGATTGAGATTGTTGTTGCACTCATTGGCACTGTTGGTCTCATCTCTGTTGCGTACCTTGAAACAGAGCGCAGGGGATCAAAAAAGCGCTGGGCCGAAAACAAAGATGACCATAACTTTGTTGTTGACAAAATTGAACAACTTGGCAAGTCGCTTGGTCGCTCGATTGACCGCGTTGAAGAGACTGGAATCCGCACAGAAGGAAAGCTCGATCAACACATAAATGACCACGCTACAGGGAAGCTATAGTTGCGTCATGGGAAAGAAAAAAGGCGGCGGTGGTGGAGCTAAAGGCCCACAACAGCGAACACGAACAAACCCACTAACAGGTGAGGTTGAAACAATTAGCGGAACAAAAGCAGGACGCAAACGCCAGCGACTATCGCTAGGCCATCCGTTGCGCACACACGATTTACGAGTTCCAACAAAGACGAGTCAAAAGAAAAAGAAGTAACAAGCTTTCTAAATGACACACGAGCAGATGACATCATCTTCGCCGTACTCTTAGAGAAAGGATTCATTGATAGTGACGGCGGAAAAGTTGAACGTCAGCGCGTTACAAATTCTAAGCGCTACCTTAGGGGTGTTCGTCCGCCGCTCGGAGGTGACGGCGGACAGCATCACCCCATCTCCGAAAGCTTGGGCGCAGTTAGCCAGTGATACCACTGCTCCAATGTAATCTCAAAAGCGCGCACTGCGCTATGATGATCAGTGATGCCGTCAATTAATGACTCAGCAAGTTCATTGAACTTTTTATCTCGAGACAGCAACAAACCGTTTGTTATTTCGTAGTCACGAACAGCGTGATGAAACAGATGATGCTTGTGATCCCTTGACATTAGTCTTTATAGATTCGCCAGTTACCTAGCTTGCCTTTACTATTGACCATGATGTATCGTGCAACGTTGACGTTGCAGATCGGATCTTTCAATCCTTGCATTTTGTTTTCAACAGCAGCATCGCCACATACAAGTTTTGTCACAGAGTACCAGCTCGAGTTGATTTGCAATAAGCCAGTATCATACGAGCGATCTTTGTTAAGTGCGTATGTCATGTTTCCATTGGCGTCCCATTTGGCGTTCTGTGCCTCTGGGTTGCAACCACTTTCGCGCCAGGCGATGTACGAAAAAACGTCTACTGGTAGCAACGCTGCCTCGTAAAGGAGAGGTTCCCACATCGGGCATCGCTTCTTTGGATCCCGTGGGTAGTTAAATCTTGCGTCATATGGAGATGCAACCACGAATGATTGCTTGTCTACGAGAATAACCTCTCGTGAGGTTTCTGTGTATTCGCCCATAGTCCCAATGGGACTCGGAGGTTCCTTGCCGCTGGTTGTGGCATCTACTACGAAACCAGTAGCTGCGGTTACCAAGCTTGCAAAAGATAATAGTATACCGTTAATGAATCTCATGTGTGCAGTCTCCTCGGGTAGGGAATAGGACGCTCAAGGACTGTGTAAGGTAGTTCTAACTATACCAGGTCAATCAATTGATTGTTACAACTTACGAACAAAAAGTAATATGACCCTTTGTTTATATAGGAAATAACTTTTTAAGATCTACTTCTAAATCACGTTTTTCAGCAATGACATTCGTGATTTGATGGTAAAGTTGTATTGTCATCGCGGCCGAAGGATTGACTAATGTCTGCTGGTATTCATCACATTTCAATTGAGCAAGGTGCAACATTCACGCAGGTAATGACGTGGAAGATTAGCGACGTGGTTGTAAACCTTACTGGATACACCGCACGACTAAAAGCAAGGTCAACAGTTGGAAGCAGAAATGTTCCGTCAATGTCACTTACTAGTGCTGTTGGTGGAGACATTACTCTTGGCGGCGCTGCTGGAACAATTACCATTAGCCTAACCGCTACTGAAACTGCAGCACTAAACCCTGGAAAGTACACTTACGACCTCGAGCTTCAATCCTCGGGAGGAGTTGTTACCCGTCTGCTGAAAGGCAATTTGACGGTTGTCGCGGAAGTAACATACTAATGACCAGTGTCGTATACATCGCTGGATCAAACACAACTGTTGAGGTTTCAACTACAACAAACACTGTTGAGATCAACACAACGAATACCACAACTGAAGTAGTTGTTTCTAACCTTCAAGGTCCACAAGGTGTGCAAGGTCCAACTGGCTCCGCAGGCGCTACTGGACCAACTGGCGCTCAAGGTACTCAAGGCGCAACTGGTGCAACAGGACCAACAGGCGCGGCAAGTACTGTCACTGGCCCAACTGGCCCAACTGGACCACAAGGCAATGCAGGTAGTTCAGGAGCTATAGGAGCAACAGGAGCAACTGGTGCTGCTGGACCAACTGGCCCTACGGGTGCGGAAGGTGTCACTGGACCAACTGGTCCACAAGGCGAAACTGGCATTACTGGTGACTCAGGCTCACAAGGTTTACAAGGACAAGGATTTGATTTTCGAGGTCCATACAGTCCAGGATCAACTTACAATGAGTACTTTGTAGTAACTTACAATGGTTCTGCCTACGTCTGCCGCGAAAATGGTGTTGTTAATGTTGTACCAGGCTCTAGCCCAGCTTGGGATTTATTTGCAGAAAAGGGCTCAACTGGTCCTACTGGACCTTCTGTGACAGGTGCGTCAGGGACATTTACATCTTCAAATGGGAAAACAGTCACAGTTACAAATGGAGTAATTACAAGTATTGTCCCTTGATCTTCAGCAACTTCTGAGTCAATTTAGGTTAATACCTGCAGCGGAAAAATGATAACTAACAACAGAGTCTTAATACTTGCTGCTGGAGATGGCTTGCGATGGGGAAACTACCAAGGCGTCGCTAAGCACTTTATCAATATTGACGGCGAGAAAATCTTGCATCGCACGTGTCGCCAGTTTCTCAGCTACACTGATGACGTGTATGTAGTTGAAAAGTCCGACGAGTACGTGTATCCAGGAACCAAGCTATTTGTGCCTCCACACGACATCTCCTGGGGAGACTTTGCCAAGTATTGGTCCTCGAGAGAGCTTTGGTCTTTAGAAAGAACAGTACTTGCATTTGGCGACGTGTACTACACTGATCAAGCCATAGAGAAGATTATGACAACACCGGGCGAGATCATGTGGTTTCTTCGACACAACCACTCGACAGTTACCGGCGGAAGACCTGAGATCTTTACGCTTGCGTTTGACTCAAGCACACACGCGGTACTTGACCAGCATCTTGAGAGGCTGATCAAGGGTAAAGTTCCTCCTCCAGGCGGCTGGCGGCTGTACAAAAGTCTTGTCCGTCCGCACTATCAAAACAATAAGATGCATGTTGTTATTGATGATGAGACTACCGACTTTGATTTTCCCTACGATCTAGACAATTTTGAGCGTCTAAGACTAGAAAGAAAACAATCGTAAAAGCCTTATAAAATAAGGGCCAAAACCATATAACCTTAACCTTAATGGTATACAATCTGACTTGTACATTAACAGCAGCAAACCGTTGCTAGATAAGGGTTTCGTATGGCAACTAAGAAGAAAGAGGTTGCATTCCTCTACGCACGTGTTTCTACGCAAATGCAAGCAAACGATGGCATGTCGTTAGGCGCGCAGGAGCGAGATCTTAAACGAGCAGCCGAACTTGCTGGATTTACAGATGTAAAAATTCTCCGAGAAGAAGGTCGGTCAGGTAAGTCAATCAAAGGACGACCTGTACTTCGTGACGCACTTGAGAAGTTGGACAAAGGCGAGGCGTCTGCGTTGTTTGTGACTAGGATTGATCGCCTTGCTAGATCTACCCAGGACTTTCTTAGCATCGTTGATAGGGCCCATAAAAACGATTGGCGAATTGTCATGCTTGACCTCAACCTTGACACTGCCAGTTACCAGGGTCGGTTTGTTGTCACAATCATGTCGGCGCTTGCTGAAATGGAACGAGCTATCATTGCTGAGCGCCAACGAGATGTCCATAAGGATCGCCGAGAAAAAGGACTTAAGTGGGGAGTAGATCTTGGACCAAAGCGCATGATCTCTGACGAGCTGTATGAAAAGATCGTAGAGCTTCGCGGACTAGGAATGTCGTACGCAAAAATTGCAAACAAGTTTAATGCTGAAGGTGTACAAACGCCGTTTGAAAAACGCTGGTACGCTACAACGATAAAGCAGTACATTGACAAAGGCGATAAACAGATTAGGTCAGGGGAGGAAAATCCTCAACCCTGACCTAACCGTTTTGGCTGCCTCTCTCCCAAGGCGCCAGACCTTATGTACTTAGAAGCTCTTGCTAATCGCCCGCGCTATTAATGACGTCGTTTACATACTCTTCTACTGTCATACCTTGCTCGGCTGCGCGTTTTGTGATCATCTTATAGTCTTTTTTCTTAATAGCTACAACACAAAGTGGCGCACCATTTACAGTGATGTCTACTTTGACTTTTCTCATCGGGCAAACCTCTGAACAGTTCCCCAGTCAACCTCGCCGCTTTGAACAACTCGAGGTAGAAGTTGGCGACCAATGATTTGAGCTCTTGAACCGTGGCCATCAATTTGAAGACCTCTGTCCGACAGCTTTCGTTGAAACGCAATCTGTGTCATTGCCTTTTCGCCACGCTCTTCGCTCCAAGCTCTGTACACGGCGTATAGGGACTTTACAGGCGTTGCAGTATTTTCAGCTTCTTTGGTTTCTTCAGTTAAGAAGAATCCAATTCTGTCTTCATTCTTTCTATAAATGTCGGCAGCCTCGCTTACGGCCTTGCACCAACCTAAGCCATCACGTGCGCTGGAACCAAGCAACTTGATTGCGCCTTCAACCGCCCATGAAAGAACTGCAGGAAGTCCACCTTCAGGATCAAAGATGTAATGCTTAAGGTCTGGATCTGGGTTTTCAGGAACATTCAACAGTGGCACTGGACGAATACGGCGCCACATTGCATCATCAGTAATGATTGGTCTGTGGTTAGTCGTAACCCACAACTTAGCGCGTGATTGAAATGTAAACGGCTTTTCACCAGGTGAACGTGCTGAGATTTCAGATGAACCAGTCAATTTTTTGATTGAGTTTTCTTTGATACGCTCGCCGTCTGGCAATTCGTCAACCCACACCATGCGACGGCCACGAAGCTCGGCCCAGTGGTAAAGATCAGAACCATGCGCTTGTCCATCGCCTTGAGCAAGAATGCTTGAGTCAAGTGGCCATGCGTACTGAGATGTTCCCATCGCCTTAACCAAAGCTTCAACCATCGTGTTCTTACCAGAGCCTGGAGGACCGTAAACCATGAACATAACATCGTATGTTCGCAAACCAGTTAGTGAATAGCCTGCGGCTTTTTGCAACCACTCTTGTAATTCTTTATCGCCACCAGTAGCAAAGTCAATAAACTGTTCCCAACGCACGTTGCGTATTCCAGGATTGTAAGCAACAGGTGCACGTCGTGTGATGTAAAGGTCTGGTCGTCCGCGCAATAGCTCACCAGTGCGTAAGTCAACAACTCCGTTTAACACACCAATAAGCGTTTCATCGCTGTCCCAAGACTCAACATCAATCAAAATACGCGGGTCAGACGTTGCGCTTTCAATCAAACCATTGATACGCGAGTTTGATTTTGCTTGCTGCGCCCACTTAATAACTTCTGATTGCTTGTCTGCATCGTCAAGATAATGAACAACCTCACTCGCAACAATTGGCGCAACCTTCTTTGAAAGCTCGCGCATTTCAAGACTTTCAATATCTGGCTTCCAATACCCACCGTCCCAGTGAAACCAACCAAGTCCTGGTGTGTAGCGAACTGCGGCGCCAAACGAGTCAATCAACCGTCGGCCATTGCCAACGTCTGTAAGCGTTCGCTTACCAGGCTCGCCACCCTCCTCCTCACCAAGTGCGTCAGGGTCTTTTGGCACATCAATGTTTGACAGGTTACTTGCGTTTGCAAGTGAGTCGCCGTCTTCAACAGATGATAGTACCGATCCGCCAATCGTGCCAGGTAAGTTTGAAGTTGTAGTTTGAGTCGAGCTTTGTATTGGTTTTTGTTGTGTCTGCGCTGGTGTCTGTTGCGCTGGCTTTGATGCTGAAGCTCGAGACTCTTCTTGTGACTTGTTCGCCCACTCTTGTAGCCCAGGCCACAAGCGTTCAGTCTTAGGATTGTCAATAACAAACTGCATTGCACGACGAACGTGCATAAGCAATCCACCAGGGCCTTCAAGTTCTAGTGGTGGACGAACTTTCTCTGCATTGAACCTAATCATCATAGTCTCAACTGCAAGTCGTCCTGCTTCAGTGTGAACTGGAAACTTATTTGCAAGCGCGCACGTCATCGAGTAAATGTCAACGGCGCGAGAACCTTCGTCAATTCCCTCCTCGAGAAGACGATCAACATCGACGCGCTCACCGCCCCACTCAAGTCCTTCAAGAAATCCCCAGTCGCCAGAGCCAAGAGAAGCAGACATATTTTTATTTCTCTTGCGCAAAGTAACAAGCAGCTCTTCTGGCGCTTGTGCTATCTCAATTTCCCACGGCGCCTTGCCCTTAACCCACTCGTAGCACACTCCCGAAAAGTGACGTGACGGCGCAATCAATACATATCCATTATGCTTGATGTCAATTCCGTTTAGGCCAGATTTTTTAAGGTTGCCGACCAAGTTTTCTGACTCTTCGCAACGATAAAACAAGTGGCGCCCACGAGTAGCTTTTCCTCCCATCGTGTACGCGCCAGTGATTGCCTCAACTGTCGGTGGTAACGCGCCTTCAACGAGTGCTTCAAACTTCTCAAATGAGTCTGGCCCACCAGACCGCGGGTCAATGTCAATTACAAAGAATCCACTTGGGCGGCAGAAAACGCTGACGTTGCTCTCGCTGCCTTCTGGCCACCAGTTTTGAATAGCAGAAAGTTCACTTGTTGCCTGTGTGTTCCACTCGGGAATGCTTGGGTGTTTGCCGACGTCCTTTGGTTCAGCGTGGGTTCCACCACAAGTGCATCGGCCGTTGTTGATGCCATAGCATGGCATAACTTTCCAGCCATTTTGGGCGTACCACTGGGCCGCTGGCCCTAGTCTTCCAGTAGCTGAGTCCCATGCGCTCATCTGGTAAGGCACCTAAATGACTGTAAAGACATAATGATACGGTGACCACCG